TTTTGCCCCGGCACTATAATTACTTCCATTTACGTAAAGTATCATGAAACTTCTGTTCGTCCATCTTCGCCAGTCTTACGATTGATATAGCGTACATTATCTGGAGGACTCTTTTGTGCTACTTCCTGTTCGTATGCTTCTGCAAGTACATTTCGACATACAGATCTAAACCACATATCTACAACATCTTCGTCTGTTTTGCCTGGATAACCAGCAGCACGAAGTTCCTTAATGAAAGCATCGTTCCAGTCTAATTCAAAGCTACCATTGCCCACGTTTTTTTTATCTAGATCAACAGAAAGTACGCTAACATATGGTTCACCTTTTTCAGTAGCAATTTCTTTTGGAGTTTTTTCTACCTTTGGCTTACGTGGTTTTTTAGGCTTAGTTTCTTTTTGAAGTTGTTTAACTTTTTCTTCCTCGGCAAGTGTATCACCGAGCTTGAAGTTATCTACTATCTTTTTCCACAATGACATTTAATCTTCTTTCAGTTTGAATAATGAAGTATCAATTTTACGTACTTCGCTTGCAGGGCCTAGACTTACGGGAGTTCTAAAAGCTCGTGTATTGACTTTTTCTTTTCGAATCTTTTCACTATTTTGATTGCGTTTTTCAATAACATCTGGACTAGAAATAATTTTGTTAACTGCTGCTTTTCTTTTACGTTCTAGTTTTCTTTGTTTCTTAAGCTTTAGTCGTTCAGACTTGCGTGACATATTAGTTCCTTTCGTAGGCGTACTTTAACGCAACTATCGTAGCAACACCTGAGTCTTTAAAATTGAAAACTATTTCAGTGTTATTTGAAAACGGTTTCATATACCAAGTGTAATCACCTGGCCAATCTATATCGTATTCAGTTTGCAACCAGTGTGTTATCTCAATAGCTTTTTTGTATCCGCCCTTTATAATCATGTTCCCCACTTTGTTACTAATTTATATCCTGCTTTAGTAATCTTGTTCTCATAAAAAAGGGTTTTTTGATACAGATCTTTCATTGGCAATTTAACAATTGGATGAATCATTTCAGGATCAAACGTTTCAGGGCAACCATGCCAAAATTTTCCGTGATACAGATAAACAGTTTTTGTATCGGGATCATACCCATCAACTTTATATTTTACATCCTCGAGCCATACTTGTCTTTCTTTAATTCCTAAAGAATCTAACCATTCTGTTTCTTTTTTAGAAACAAAACTTCCACTTTTTTGACTTTCCCATGCTAATTTTTGAGCTTTTTCAAGTTGCAACAGAGTTCGGAGATTGTTGCAGTCAGGACAAAGACCAATTTTTCCTGCCACATAACTGGAATAATATGTACCATGAATAGTGCATCGAATATTGTATATTTTTTTATATTTTCCTTCTTCAATGTAACATTCACTTACGTCAATATTCTCCCTAGTTTTTAACGCTTTGTCTTTAACTTGATCTAAAGTAAGTGTGCGTTTCTCCCACATAGCACCAGAGTTATAATACCCTTTTCGACAACAATGTTTCATAGTTAACAATTGCCAAGGTAAAGAACTATGTTCACCATGTTCACATTGGTACTTTATTTTAGTATCTGTGTTAATATATTGCTCAAGTAGTTTAATAGTGGGGTGCCTATCCGCTATTTCTTTTTCAAATTGATCGTGTGATTTTTTGTTTTTCCGCATTATTGTTCCCCAAGTATTTAGCAAAAAACTAAAATACTTGGGATTTTATCTATGTACCCCAGGCATTTTTGAACAAAGGTACCTGAATACGTGGGCTAAAGCGTAGTCCATTATCCCTACAAAAGTCTGCTACTTGGCGTTCATTGAGTTCATATACATGATTAACACCGCCAACAGGCATAAGATACACAGGAATGTTAATACCGGCATCTTCATATTCCTTTTTTGCTTTCATTGCATCTTCAACATCCTGCTGTGTACTAACAACGAACTTGAAGTAGCTACGATGATCCTTAATGTTAACGTAACTTTTTACGACATCTGGAAGAATTGCCTCTTCCCACTTTTCACCGCTGCATGGTAATTTAGCACTAATTGAAAACGTAACTTCGAGCCCAGGCCACAAAGCTTTACTGTTTAAGAAACCCCACAGATCTCCACTTAGTGGTTGTGTGCCATTTGTTTCAAATGTTAGATGTGTTAGTCCAATATCCATACATGCTGCAATAAGCTCTGGATAACTGCGTTGCCAACCAAGCAGTGGTTCACCACCAGTAATGATTAAGTGTTTGTCTCGTCCGAACGTTCCCCCCGGGAGGAGGTTCTTAATTTGTGCGACAATGTCGCTAACTTCCATAAGAGGACTGAGATGCTTAAATTTAGGATCCCAACTGGCATAGCTATCACAACCGGTTGATACAAGAGGCAGATCACGGTAATCGCTGTAAGCATTAGGATCAATATTACTGCGCTCATTCGATACTTCTCCTCGAACCATACCGAATCCACTGCAAGTAAAATTACAGCCAAAAGTCCTAAGAAAAATGGAAGGTACTCCCACATATTGTCCCTCTCCTTGTAAACTATAAAATAATTCTGCTACTTTAATTTTGCTCATCATCAACCTTTGTTGTTAAGAGCCACTTACCATCTTCTTCGGTCCAAATAATTGTATCACCAACGTCCCAACCCATTTGATTAAGAGCATCAGGAGGAAGCTCAATGTATAATTCATCAGTTCCCTCCCTGCTTTTAACTTCAATGATCCAGCGATTGGCCCCTAAATCTTTTGGATAGTTATTCATTTGTTGCAACATCTGTTTTTAAACATAGTCCAATTCCATTACCATGCACAATTATACCACCAAGACGTTCGCACTCTGTTTTATACCAATTTACTTTTGTTGCAAATTGAAAAGATAAAGCAGTTGTAATAACAATCAAAGCAATGATGCCAACAGTGTATATGTTAATTAAAACAAATCTTCGTTCCACTCACGATGTCCTTCTCTGTATGCCATGTTGGCTACTGTTTCACGAACCTCAACACGATAACACCACAATCTTGATGCTTCGCTTGGTCCCCACATATCAGGAATATACACGCCATTTACATATTTGTAAAGCATGTCGGCTAAGCTTTCGCAACCTAGCTTTGGTAAAATAGTTAGTTTGGCTAATTTCTTTTCTTGTAGCATCTTAAATGTCTCAAGTTCTGGATCATCCTCTGCTACAAGTAATGTATGATCAAACTGATCTTCGAGCATTTTCTTAAGCTCTTTAAGCCCACCATAATCAGCAGCCCAATTGCGAACGTCTAAATCATTAGTGCCAAAGTAAAACTTTATTGAGAAGCTATAACCATGAATTAGGTTACAGTGTGAATCTGCACGCCATTGCCTATATGCACAAGGGAATGCATTAATATATTCTTTAGTTGAAGTATATTTGTAAGATACGGGTGTATTTGCCATAATCAGTCTTTCCTATCTATGACACGCAGAGTTCTTTTAGAGGGGTGAGTGTCAAGGCCTCTTATAGCTGTATATTAAGCTAACTTAACATTAGCTATCAATATTTATTTTTTCTGCTATAATATGCTTTAGTTCCGTTGGAATGAACTTCCCTACATAGATCAGTTTTTGTAAATTCAAGCGCAAAACGTGTTTCATCTGCTTCTTCCATAAAAACAAAAAAGCACGTTTTGCCATCTGGGGCAACTAAGTCTCCCCAATTGTTAATTGCAGCATTCTTATCTGGTGCCAATAGTCCGTTCCAAACAAATACTTGCCCAGAACAGTTTTCATCTACCCACTTTCGTATACGCATACGATTTACCCAAGGTATTGAGCACTCGTAAAATCTAAAATCATCAACATTAATTAACCATGTTAATTCATCATAGTCACTAATGTAGCGTAGGTTCTTATTAAGTCTTAAATCCATTCCTCAGCGATGCCCAAAATTTCTGCTAGACCTAAACCAATTGCAAGCATCAATACTGCTGGTGATCCACCTTCAATATGTCCAAGAACAATAAGTGTTATAATACAAGACAAACAAGATGCAATTCGTATACCGCTTTTGATAAAACTAATCTTTTGATGCCAGTGCTTATACTTGTGTTCAAAATCATTCGACAATTGGGGGTTCTCCTTGTGTTAAGTTGTACATATTTAAGTAGTCCTCCCACGCCTTCTTTAATGCAGGATACTTCTCATGCAGTGCCCTTTGCTCATAACTCGTATACACTGTTGGTTGAGCTACTTCGGGAATTATTCCAAAACTGTTGTCATAAGATGTACCAGTGTCTACTGCCCATTCGTATGTGTCATCGCTTGTAATGTTAATGATATATTTGCTTAAGTCTATATCACTAACATTATATTCCTCTGTTACACTAATATCACCACTTAAGGTAATACTAACGTTCATGTTATCTTCTGGATCCATATTAACCTCGCAACATTAGCTGCACTAAGATATCATTTATCCTAACACCCATATCTTCGCTGTCAGATACCATAAACAATTCGTGTGCTGGACGATATGAGCTAGAATGTACTGGGCCATCTTCATTCTTCCAAGCTTCTACAATGTGTCCACCATTTGCACGATGCAAACGAATATTCCAACCTTCAAAGCTTTTGTTAAACCCATTAGGTCCTTGTGTAGATGGTATTGGTTCTGAAACTACTATATTTTCATCTTCTTTTAGATAATCGCGTAGCCACTGCTTAAATGAACGACGCTTTTGTTTTACATCTTCCTGTGACCATGAAGGAGCACTTGAACCAATTCCAGCACCTTTACGATATTTGTTTACTTTATATCCCATCGTTGTTCTCCCAATCGTGTTTTACCATAGCTTCTACAATTTTATAATTCTCATAAGCTTCTTTAAGTGCAGGATACTTATCAATCATGTCAAATGCAGGTTGAATAAGACATAGTCTTTCCATTATTGTATCAAACATTTCACCTACATGAATATCTGGTTTACCTTCACGGCGAAGAATTATATCGTTACTATAAGCGTTAGTATTAGCATAAATGCTTGATGTTGTGTAATACGATGGAGAAGTTGCCCAATAATTTGAACCTGTTGCTCCAATTGTGTAAGAACTACTGTTAAGTGTTACGTTTCCTGTTGCCATTATGATTCCTTATTGTTCTTAGCTATAAGCATTTCTCGAATGCTATTTTGAACATGTTCAGGAACTTGCACTTCACCGTTAAATTTAAATTTTTCTGCATGTGTATCATAGTTTTTACGGTAAATGCGATCTACTTCAGTTCGAATGTATTCGTTTTTTGCTAACTTTTCTACACACTCATTTAATTTAAATTGTTCGTGTTCAACAATAACATCGGGCATTCCTAGTTCTTTTATTTTTTTAACTCGTTGAAGTCGCCACTCAATTCTTTCTTCAAGTTCTTTTTTTGTAAGTTTTGGTTCTTTTGTAAATCTTGCCATATGAGAGTTCCATTGTTTTGTTCTCTCTTCATCGAGTCGTTGTTGTTCTGCTTCGTATGAAGCTTGATCTATATGAAACCAATAATAGTCTGCATCCATATTCGGTATTAACATTAACCATGTCCTTTCATGCTTAAGCAGATATCGTAGAATTCCTTTTTAAGCGGAGCATGTGTGTCGAATGCACCAAGCATAATTGCGGTTGTCATATCGCTTTCGTGCTCGCGTACACCACGCATTGTCATGCAGTGATGCTCTGCTTTAACAAGCACTGCGATGTTTTCAGTCTTTGCATACTTCTTTAGTGCTTCTGCAATTTGTGTTGTCATTTCCTCTTGAATCTGAGGACGTTCGCAAATGTGATGCACAATACGATTGAACTTACTAAGGCCAATTACTTCATCTTCTGGTACAATACCAACCCAACACTTACCGACAATGTTTTGGAAGTGATGAGCGCAAGTGCTGCGTACACTAATTGGTCCGGTAGTATACAAACTCTTATATCCCATGTTTGGGAATGCTGTTACTTTTGGTACTGGACGATAACGACCACTAAATGTTTCAAGAATAAACATCTTAGCAACGCGGCGTGCAGTGTCTTGTGTATTGTGATCGTGCTCGGTATCAATTACTAGAGACTGTAGCACACCTTGGAACTCGGCAGCAACTTCATCTACAAGTGCATCAAGTTCACCTTCTTGAATATATTGAGCAATGTTATCATTGCTATGAAATCTATCACCTGCTGCTAAAATGCGCTGGCGAATTTGCTCTGAAACTTTCATCTAAAACTCCTATTGTTTAGTGTAGCAAAAAACTACGATAAATTAAATTAATTCTTTAGCTCGTAGCAGTACTGATCCCAGCACATATCTTCGAGTGTCTTTTCAAGTTTAACTAAACTGCTTAAGTTATTAACGATTGCGCTTACTGCATCACCTTCACGTGGCGAACCAACTTTGTACATAAGTTTAATGTTAGTAACTTTCTCCATTGCACGGATAACATCAAGTACTGAGTATCCTTTTGCACTACCAATACATTCATATGGTGTATTTTGTGGTCCAGCTTCGATAGCTGTAACGATAGCATTAGCAACATCTAACACATGAACATAATCACGTATGCAAGTGCCATCGCGAGTTGGATAATTAGTTCCGTTAATTACAAAGTCGCGCTTACCAATAATTGCCTGTGCAACAGCTTTGATTAGATGTGGTGTTTTAGCTAACTGATGATTGATTCCATCAGTGCCAGACACATTAAAGAATCGAAAGATAGTGTAATTGCTGCTTTTCTCTTTAATAATATCTTCTGCTGCCATCTTGCTACGTGCATATGGACTTACCATGCTAAACACTGAGCTTGAACTTGCAAAGATAAAATGATCGTTTTCAATACGATCCAACACATTTGCAGTTCCCATTGCATTAACACGGTAGTAATCAGTTGGCTCACGTAAACTAACTGGAACACTACCTCTTGCAGCTAAATGTACAATGCAATCAAATGATCCACGCACGTAATGGGTAATATCCCATTCCCTGAAGTCATCAATATAGGGAGTAATGTTGTTATACTCGCCGTGAATATTGATATCCCAACCAGTTACATGGTATCCATGTTGCTTTAAAACTTTGCATACATGACTACCAATGTAACCAGTTGCACCTGTTACAAGTATTTTCTTCATGTTTTATTTAGATTGCCATTGACTTTTTAATAGTCGAGTATAATTCTTTGCCGTTAAAGAACTTATCACCAGTTTGATTAGCCATTTCTTTAGACTTCTCATAAAGATCATTGCGTTCCATTGTGTTACGAATGAATTGCATTAGATAACCCTTATTGTCCTGATATGCTTTCCAACTTGTTACCCAACGATTTGGATATTTTTCTTCCCACATCTCAGTATAGCTTAGTCGATCTGGTACCATTGGATATGTTCCAACTAATGCAGCTTCATATGCGCTAATACCAAGTGTCTCTTGCAAGTTAGCACTAAACATAACTTTGCTTTCAGCCATATGCTTATGGTATTCATCTTTAGACAAGTTATGTTCTTGTGCAATGAACCATTCATATTCTGGCATACTTGCAGCAAGGTCTTTAAAGATTTCAACTTGCTTCTCTGGAGCAATGCGGTGAGGGAAGATGATCTTATTCTTCTTTTGCACAGTATCATATGGCTGCATTACCTTTGGTAGATACTCCATAGGCCAACCAACAATATGACACTTAGGATCTACAGCATCCTCGAATGGAAAATCGAACAGTGTTTGTAAAAATATGTCTAAGTGGAATTGTGTCGCAAAAAAGTTATCATCATAGCAATCATACATACTACGCTCTGCGTTACGCACCCATGGTTTGTTACCAATAAGTCGTCCTAGAAAATCATGTGGATCATAGCTACCGGCATGCCATAGACCACCAATGCGAATTTTAACACCAAGCAGCTCAGCCATATACTTGAGCTGTATTACAGTTGGGTTCCATGCATCGGTGTATAAGAAATAGTCGCCGTCCTTAATGTTGCCAAATGCAAACTCACGGCTAATCTCAATCATTTGTTGTGCTTTATAGTTGTTAGTGCCAGCAAAGTTTAAAAACGCACCTGGTGTTGTTGCCATTGGAACATCACCACCTGAAATCTTTACAACATCCAACCCTGCTTCACGCATTTGAATTGGTAAGTGTTCTTTCCATTGTTTTGTGTAACGTGTGTCAACTGCTTCAATGTCAACAATGTAAACTCTATTCATATTGTTCTCTTAATCCTTCCCATCTTAATACAATCCAACTGGCATATTTTTCAGTTTGTGGACTTAGTTTTAATTTAACTGTATTACCATAGTAGTTAGGAACAATTTTAAAGTCTACATTAATCGTAAACTCTGCTTCACGCATCAATTTTTTAATTTGTTGTAACGTAGTGTTTGGGTAAAACGTTTTTCCAAGTCGACATCTAAAAATAGGCAACTCCAGCAGAAACCAATTGGTCTCCACTGGAGTATAATCTTCAATAATGTATTCTATTTCGTTCAAGGTACGATGCGAATAGATGTATGATCCATGCCAACTTCCTTTACCCAATAGAAAAGTCGTTCAGCATGTTCAGGATGTAGTCGAATACATCCATGGCTTGCAGGTCGTCCAAGTCGCTTAATGTCGTAAGTAGCATGAATTGCATAACCACCCTTAAAGAAAATGCTATGCGGCATTGGGGAGTTATTATACTTTTTGCTGTAATGCATCTTTGCAAGGTAGTATGGACTAAAATCACCATAAGGTGTGCGATAGCCTTTTCGTGCAGTGCTTACAGGATAAACTTCTTGTTCACCAAACCCAGTTTGCACATACATTACTTGATCGCTAACATCAATTGTGATGTCAACGTATTCAGCTTTTGCTGGGTTGGAAAGGAGGGCGAAAAACATCGCCCCCATAGCCAGCGAAGCTAGCTTATTCCATGCCATAACGGGCATCCTTCTTCCAGTTGTCAACAACGCGGTCACCGCGCCTCCAGCGCGAGTACTGGCCCCATGGTGTATCGCCCTTGTATAGATGTGCCTCATTAAACACATAGCCATACTCTACGCAAAACTTGCGATAGTTATCGAGATCGTCGAAAATCTTAATCATTTGGTCCTTCATTGGATATCTTCCTGTGTATAAGAATAAGTTTCAAATTTTACAAAAGTGCCGTTCTCGTTATCTTCGCTAACTTCGATCCATACTGTTCTCCCTGGATATTTGGAGTTGATTTTAAGATACAAATCTTCTGCGATCATCTCGCATGACTTGTAATCCAGTTGCAGTTCCTTCCCAACACCATAGAGGTTATTGAGCCAACGCTTAAATTGGATAAACTCAATATCTCTATCGTCGTGGAATACTTCGATATAAACTTTAAAGTGAAACATATGGCGATGTGGATGCGCTAAAAAGCTTACGTCATATTCATCGCCTGTGGCAAGCTTTGGGTCAGTTGCGGCTGCAGGATAACGATGAATGCCTTCTCTAGCAAACGTTACCCAAATCATTTTTTCTGTTGTCACTGTGTGCATGTTCTATATCTTACTGTATGTTGAGGTATTTGTCAAAGCTTATTTTGGCATTACCAATAAATGAAAGCGCGGTTAAATCCTTTTGGACGATTTGCGCTATCAATAAATGCTAAACGCCATTCTTCTGTATTGCGATTATACCCGCGGGTCCAAAAGTTTTCTACGTTAAGCTTACCAGTTTCAATTTGGCTAACTGCTTCAAGCATACAAGCATGAAACCCTGGTGTGCGTGGACTTGGGCATACCATTGTTACAGCATTCCAAAGTAGGTGATCGAAGTTGCTTGAAACATATGGATGCTTACTGCTCGCAAATACTAGCAGCGCATTTGGATTGTAGATATCTTGTGTTAGTGAAATATCGTTGGTGCTTAGATCAATTACAACATCATATTTGCCATCTGGTTTGGATTGGACTTCAATACTGTGTTCTTCCATCCAAAACTCTTTGCTGTAATTGCCAATTACATCGATGCCGCTATAAACGCCACGCAGATTAAGATTAGTACAAACCACATGACTTAGGAAACCTGTGCCAATAATAGCAATACGTTGTCCATTAAAGATGTCTGCACGTAGCATTATTTCACGGAATACGTTAATACCACATGCAATTGGCTCTACAATATACTTTGGGCTTGGTTGCGGAACTTTTACGTATGATTCAATTGGGGTATTGTAAAAGTCTGCATACGCAGGTTCACCACGTGTAGCAACAAAATCGCCTACAACTACATCTCGAACTTGTCCACCAACTTGTGTAACAACACCAAGCCCTTCGTGGCCATGCATATTCATAGGCAGATTAAACTGGCCGTACATCATGTCGATATCACTACGACAAACCCCAGTCATTAGTGCCTTTACTTCAATCTCATAAGGTTGAATTTCAGGCTTAACCCATTCTACTTCTTTGTAAAAGCCATTACCTTCTGTAGTAAGTAACCTTACTTTACGTTCCATTTAATTCCTCTAACAGCTTGTGAATCCAAATATCCTGTAACTTTTGTTCTTGCCAAAAGTCCTTAATGTTGCGACATTCTACAGCAGTTTTAATCATGTTACTATACGCTTCCTCTGGGCATAAACCAAGTGGAATATTGGTTCTATTGCCAAATGTTATACCAACATCATCTTCACGCATACTACGCCAATCTGCAATTACTTTAACACGAATATTTGCTAAGTGTAATTCAAAAGAGCAGTAATCATCCACATCATAAATCCCGTTTGGATTTACGCTACCGTAATCACTTGAAGTTAAGTCCTCTAATCTTGAACGTTGCATAACTTGTTTGTTAACAAGTTTAAAACTTCTATAATCGGATGCATAAAACATTGGCATGTAGCTTAACAAGTGAGGCACTAAATCTCTGCTTACTCCACCCCATGCTAAGTGTTTGGTAGTAAACCAACTGCCAGGATTAGGTACACGATTATAGTTGATCCAATTAAGATTAATGTACTTTGTAATAGCAGACTGCGAAACCAGATCATATATGTTTGGTCGGTATTGATTGTTCTTAACCATCATAAGTCTAACATCAGACTCAGTAGCTTTACGCCATGCTGCTGCTGTTTTAAACCCAGGTTTCTCTACAAACACAATGCTATTAGGTGTATGGTTAGACTTTACATATTCATAAAACAAATCTTCATGCGTGAAGTTTGGAGTACAAATATGTACAGTGTCGAACTTAGCACTAGCACATGCTTCTGCAAAAGAAGTAAACGTTGGGTTCTTAGTTGCATCCATATCAACAGTTACAACATCGGCCCCCAATTGTGTTAAGACATCAACATATAACTTGCCAATACCAAGTCCAACAACTAAGCTTTTCATTTATCGTCCTTATAGGCTGACCAATCTGTATAAACTTCCTTACCAAGTAGTGACTGTAAGCGATGAGTCCATACACCAGGATTACTGTAGCCCCATTGTGTATCATCAATTTTAAGTGTAGTATGATAGTTAAGCAATTTAATGTATGGCATCTTCACACTTACCATTGGGATAAACTTCATACGTTGACAGTACCCAGCTTCATGTACACGATTGATATCTGCTACATCAAAATCTAATGTAACCCAATAATCTGTGTTATCAAGAAAATGATGTATTAGTTTCTCAAACGCTTTTGCAGTCTTCATATCTACATTGCGATATGTTTGGCTTGTGCCAAAATACAAATGCTCAACATTGTATCCATCTTCTGCAAGATCCTTAATCTCTGTAGTGATCTCATCAATAGATGGTGTGCCTACGATAAACAATGTTTTGCTACCGTAGGCAACCGTATGCTCTACTTCTGTACCAGTAAAGAAAGTGCGTGTTTGTCTATCTGCTAAACTCATACTGCTTCCTTTGCAAGTCTCACCATCTGTTGGAACTGCTCATAACTTGCTTTAACAGCAGGGTTAGAGTAAATGAGTGCTTGTTGTTCTCGCCACTCACGTTCCATATTCTCTAGTCTTTCAATAAGACTACGGAATGATGGTGAAACTCCAACAGTAAACTTTAATGCAGGTTGCCCGTTGCTATAATCCTGCATTGTGTTTGTTTGAATATACTGATAATCGCCTTCAATTTTAATCATTTGATTCGTCCAAATCATCCATCTTTGTTTGATCTAATTCGTATTCATCTTCAATGCTAACGCTATCATCTACTAATACTTCTGGAGTATCAAACATTGCATTAAAACCAGTCTTACTGTTAAGTGTTTTCTTACCAACAGCACCACGTTGTCCAATGATGCGTAGATAGAACTTATCCCACTTCTCAATTTCTGCCTCTGCTTCTGCACGATTAGTTTTTGAGAAAATGCTATCAATAATATCTCTAAACACTACACGTTCAAAGCGTTCATCAATAAGCATTGCAGGGAACATGCCCTTATTATAATAAGCATCGTTAGCACGTTGTACAGCTAGAATGTGTAACCAAGTATTGTGACCCATTTGAAGGGCATAACTGAAAGTATCCCAACTTGTTTTAGATACAACACCCATCTTGTTTGCTTTGTTTGGGGGATATACACAAACGTCTTTAACTTCTAGTAGTTCTGATACTGGGCTATCTTCAAACTCTAGAACAATCTTTTCTTGCAGTAACCCATCCCGCAATGAACGTGTATCGCTGCTATACTTGCGGTTATCAATGCTGGGCTCCATTTTGTAAATCCACTTCTCTCTATCCTCTAAGCGAATAGTGGTGTAGATCAAACCATTAGCATTGGCGAGGAATGGGCTTGCACAATCAAAACTAATTGTGAAGTTTGGATTATAATACTTGCGTACAGCATTTTGTAGATCAGTAAGCAATACAGCCCACTCCATCTTTGATGTACCCAAGAAGTGCATCCAATCATGTACACCTTCTTGTAGTAATCCATCAAAGTGTAATGCTACAAGTCGCTTTAGGATAAGATGGATGTCGCACATATTTTGACCACCCATAGCCCACCCATTAAAGTGCTTCTCATACTTCTTTGGATCACAAAAATCCTTCATTTGCTGATACCAATCTTCTGCATCAGCGTGTGTTTCACCCTGTAGTACGTTTAGGAACTTACAAGCACCAGTTCTATTTTCAATAAAGAATTGATTATTATATTTGGTTGCGTTAACTGCTTCTTGATAACTGGTAATACAAGTTGCAGCAATACCTGCTGGGCTGCGACTTACCCATGCTGGAATATCAAGGATGATTCCATAATCCATGTAAGCATCCATCCAGTTAAGAACTTGCTTACGTTTTGCTTGTGCTGCATCAAGTTTAGCTTGATACACTTTTGCGTGATCAACTTTCCTATACTTTGGATTGCCATTGCGATCAAGTTTTGGATTACCAGATTGATCAATGAGTGGGATCATATCAACACCTCTAGCAACTTGCCGCGCCATTTCTGCTGCTACTTCTGGCCCAGTTGGATCTCTCCACTCACCTTCCCACTTACCTTTACCAATTTGGAAGCCCCCAGAGTCACCAAGCATAAAGCTGCTCCCATCACGGGGACGATCACGGATCATGCTTTCCTTTGGAATTACTTGTGTAATATCCAATTGTGCGTGACCTGCCGAATGCAAGCCCCATGGATAATAGAAGATGCTTTTTTGAGGATCTAAAAAGTTTAGACCCTCAACTCCTTGTGTCATCTTCTTTGGGATACGTTCTTTAGGAACGTAGTTTGCGTTATGTCGCTGCCTGCTTACTGCTGTATTGTAGAAAGTAGAAATGGCAGGCAAGAACACTGCATGTTTGGGGCGAAGAAGGTCATCGCCCTTTTGGAACTCATATAACTCATGATTCGATTGTTTGTTAGATTGCTCTGCCAAAATTTACCCCTTACTTTGAAAGCATTGGAATGATGTAGTCATAATTAGCAAGACCTGAATCAACGCTAATCATCATTCCTGGTCCACCCATCTGGATTGTCTTGTTGCCAGCGAGTGTTAGTACACTATTTACCACGAGAACTGGCACTACAATAGTTTCCTTAACCTTCTTATCAACACCAGTGTGGAATACGAAGCTACCATTGTGTGAAGAACCATCACCAATGTTTGCACGTACATCACCGTTTTCAATACGGAATGTAACTGCCTTCTCTTCTGGGTGTGCAGATGTTTGATACTTTAGACGCTGCTGTGCAGCAACAGTTGGCTCAAACGTGCAAGGCCAGCTTGTAACGTTGAACTTTAGTAGTGGTTCAATGTTTTCAATAATGTTTGAAGCCATCAAGCGGAATTCATTCTTGAAGTCCCCTGTTGCGTTTTCAAACTTAATATTAACTGGCTGTTCAACATTGTTTACAGCTCTGCGATCAACAGTTAGCGTTGCACCGTCATCCTGATATTCAGGAATGTTTAGTAGTGTGCTGAGTAGTGGAAGATTGGGGATACCAAATAGTCCTTCAAACTCAGGAATAACACCGTGAAGCTTAGCACGAAGAACTACAGTACGTTCCTTTTCAGTTGAACTTAGCTTAGTTTCCTTGTCAGTACCGTCAACACGGAGGTTGTCGAAACAACCAAGGCTAACAGTATGCTTAACGATATCGATTAGATAGTCTTTCATCTTTCATCCTATGTTTAATGTATGTAGAATAGCGTGTTGACCGTATAAGGTCAAATTATATAATTTACTTGCCGTTCACTAATTTACGAATTAATTCAATTCGCTTTTTATGATGTAACTCGTGATTTTTAAAGGAAGGTTGTTGTTTTATATATCCAACGCTAGGATATTTCTTTATTAGTTTTCTGTTTCCATTTTTTTGGAATATCATGTAACTGAATGTTTCTTTACCAGAAATAACATTTTCGAGTACAGATAAATCTTGTCTACATAAAAAGTTAATGTACATATGTGGGGTAGTGTAAGTCATATTTCCATCTTCAAACATTTTAAAACCACGAACTGTTGCACAATTATTATAATTAAAAATTAATATGCCTCCCGGCATCAATTTTTCTATAAATTTTTGTAGTATAATTTGAATTGTATTCCAAGGTAAAAACGGAAACTCGTTAAACGCAACAATTAATCCAATATCATTGTTGGGTAATAAATTAATATCGTTAAGATGGTAAAATTTTAATTTTCTAATGAAATCTAAATGAAACTTGTCCTTTTGTAAAGGAAAATATTCTTTATGCTGTTCCATTATGTACATTGGTTCACAGCTTTTAACAGCCTCTAATAAATCTGTATTTTTAGCACCATATATTAACCCTGGATGTAACCAATTTGAATAATTAAGAACTTTTGCTGCAAAGGCATCAAATTCTTCTTTATTTGGGGGCCAAAGTTTTATCCATTCAAGTTGCTCGTGAAATAACATTTTTTCAGAATTCTTCCTCCAAATATCTTCACTAGCAGTCATGTATTGATCAGAATCACCATATACGATTTTTTTAAGATTTTTACTAATTGATAAAGCATTATTATGATATTTTTCTAAAAGTAGTTTTATCTCTTTAGCTAATTCTTTTTGTTCAGCAGTGCTAACATATGTTAAATCTGCCAAGTTAGATTCTACATCTGCAATGTATTTGTTTATTACCTCAGTTGTAGATGCAAAATCTAACTTTTCTAACTCAATTGATTTCTTTAATAAATCGCTTAATTTAAGGCCCATGGATATATTTAATTTATCCAAACATTGCATTAAACGAATTGTTATTACCTACAGTGCTGCTTAGATTCCAGTTTAGAACGCCAAGCAAGTTCTCAACCTTGCCATCAACGATAGTCGATTCCATTGCGCTGTGATCAAAAGGTAAATCTAAGAACCATTCTGGCAAGTGATTTTCGTCAATTGGATACGCCACGCTCGTATAACCAATGGGATTATCCTTAAGTTTACATACAATGACTTTCTGACCATCAGTAATTTTAATACTGTAATTGTCGCTGTACATCTTCTTAAGTGTATTCCAATTTAGTGCAGCTCTTACGTGTCCTGGCATATTGAACTTGCCGTTCTTCTTTTCCATGTCACCATAATATGTAAGCTTGTTAACACGCTTTGGTGTACCCTTTTCCCATGCTGGTCGTTTAGTAAACTCCTCACGGAATGCAACAATCTTATCAAGTATGTCATGTTCTTCTGCGCCGCAAAGTACGTCTAGTAGGATCTTGCTTAAGAAGTCCTGCACTACTTTTGGAGTATCTGAACGCTTAAGATCAAGCCCCATAGCTTTTACTTTGCCTGGTTTACCATCAACATCTTGGCGCTTGCCTTCCTTATCATAAATGAGAACTGCATAACGCTTCTTTGTAATGTACAGTCCACGACTTGCCACAAGTTCGCGACCACCTTTGATGATAGCACCAAGGTCACGTGGACAATGGAATGCTTGTTCCATAAATGCTGGGAAACTTTGGTTAACTTGTTCAGCAATGCTGTCATATAGCTGTACACAAATCTCTCTGTTCCATTCCATACGACCAGCTTCAACATCGTCCTTAATAATAGGCCATGCACTAAAGTATACGGAGTCTGTATCACCGTAGATGATCGAATCACCAACGTGGTCATACTTTCCAGTAATACATTCGTTCACATAACTGTCCATGTGCTTAGCAATGCTACGCCCAGTTAGTGTAGTGGACTGTCCAATACGCTTATCGAAGAAACGACATCCTGGATTTAAGATTGCGCCGTAAAGTGAGTTAAGGTTAATCTTCTTAACTAACTGGCGTTTGTCCCAAAACTCTATCTGTTCCTTGTCTCCTGCTGCAATAGCTTCCTTCAACTTAGCTTGCATTACTTTACGCTCTGCATACCAACGTTCAAGTAATCCTGGAACAACTCCCTTGCGCTCATAACTAAAGATCGTGCCGTTAGCACTCATAATCCACGGTTGATTGCTTTTAAAGATCATATTGTAGACTTCGTGACCAGTAAACACATCCTCAGTGCCATCTGCCCAATCAATAGTAATCTCTACGCCGCGCTTTTGTTCCATAACAGCGGTGTACTCAAGTGTGCCAAACAGACCTTCCCATGCTTCTGCGAAACTACACTTTTCTTTTTCCATCTTATTATTGATGTACTGATCAGTCATAATTGATCTTAGCTGACCGACAATAGTTTCTGGAGCCATGTTAAGCGCACGAATGGCTGAAGGATACAGTGAGTTAATGTCGATTGCACCAATCCATTCATGCAGTCCTTTTTTAGGATATGCAACGTATGCACCAGCAGCTTGTGTATTTTCTCCATGATTTTTACGATCAGGCACAACCAAACCAAAGCTGTGTGCTTCGTTAATAATAGCTTGTTCAGTTAGTGCAACTGCGCCCATAGTTGTTTGAATTAGCACAGTGTTTTCATGTGCTAGTACGTTAGATAAATCCATAAATTTAAGTTTTGCATCAAGCTTGCCAAGTAGTGCAACGTCTTGCCTGTTATACGCAATAAACTTTTCAAAGTCTTGATTGTAAAGTTTATCCAAGCTGCCTTCATAAATTACCTTACGTTCACCAAGCTCGTAGTCACCAATAGCATCAAGCGAATAACTATGGCGTTCTTCGTAAGTGTACTTGCGATACAAGTTCATGTAATCAACGTGTATACGGCCTACTAGATCGAATGTTTGACGAACTGCGCCAAACTTTTCATATTCGCGACCTTTTGGCATTTGCTGCCACAAACAAAAACGTCGTGTATCATCTTTGCTTAATATACGTGCAGTGCGGTTAATGCAGTATGGGATATCATAACCTTCACTGTTCCATCCACTAAGCACATCAGCATCCTCAATTAAATCGAGGAACGTTTTCATCATGTCTGTTTCTTCTTCAAACATGAATGTGTTGTCAAACTTAGCGCCAATCTCATTTGCGCTTTCCATGCTCATTCCATTTGGCGGAATTGCAAGTGTGACAAGCTGATCTAGCCACTGCAAATAAACTGTAATTGCTGTAATCTTAGTAAACGGATCTTCGGGTGTACTAAATCCCTTTTCAGGATCGAAATCTGTTTCGATGTCGAAGAATGCTACGTGTAGCTTGGGTGCGTCCTTCCCTAAATAGTTTTCTGCAAGACAACGGAACACAGGATTCATATCACTTTCCCATGTTGTCTTGCCCTTACGCATAGCAAGTTCTTTACGGAACTCTTTATTGTTGCGTGTACTAAACCTGCTTACAGGTGTATCATAAATTGTTTTGAATTTACCCTTGGGATCATCATAGTAAAAGATGTACTGGGCTGGATAATCTGTATAACGGCGCTCGCCATTTACTCGCTCCACAATGTGGATACGATCTCGTTCTCTGTCAAACAGGGCATCTACATAACTCATTGTGGTTGCTCCTCGTCTCTAATCTTAGCAACATCTTCGTCTTTGTATTTTTCAAGTATGCATTCTCGTATGCAACCATTTGGATGAGGACAATCATCACAGCGAGGAACTTCATTATCGGCTTCTAGCCAATAGGATTCTATCCAATGTTCGTTTTTATACATTCACTTCTCCTAGTCACTTACGGCTGACCTACCTCTACATGCAACTATGTTGCGTTTTAATTTATAACAAATCTGTTGGGGATTAACAATTAACTTTTCCATATAGCATACAAGCTATAGCGGTTAAAGTTTTCCGGCAATGGTGTTGTCATCCAATGGGTAACCTTAAAGTCATTGTTCATTATGTAACCAGAATTACTATTATATGGCAAGGATATATTTTCTCCTTCATATGAAAAATTGGTAGCTAAGTTAGCATTGCAATTATTTAGATATATTTGCAAACTAGTACCAATAACTGGGTTATCCGTATGCGCCTCAATTTTATATGGACTAACATCTTTCCAAATGTTTAATCCAAGGAACTTACTGTGATTAGTTGATAATAGTGTGTTGACTTCTCCAGTAATAGATTCCATGCAAATATGGACTTCTTCAACTACAGTATCAAACTCCCAATTAAGTAATTGTCTGCCTAGTAGCGGCGGATCAGCAGCTTTCCAATTTTCATAACTATCTAAATATTTTAAAAACTTATCTAATAATGGTTGATATATAAAATCACTCACAGCATAGATGTGAGGACAAGCGGTTTTTGTAGCAGCAGACGTTTTTTCTTTTGAATAAGCAATGCTGTCGTCTATTAGGGGTTGATCAATTGGCATTTTAATTTCCTCTGTCTATGTCCGCTGTTAAGCAATGTAGCCCTGAATCCCAAAAATTGATATGGCGAAATGGAAATACGTGGGGAGTAATTCCATGCTTTTCAAGTATCTTAAAGTTGTTTTCGTTTTCTGTTACACACCCAATATTGTTTTCGTCTAGGAATAGCATGTTAACGTCAAAGGTAGATTCAGTAATATCACCAGTCCATGTGCTAAAATACTGATCGATAAAGTTGCAAAATTCTTTATCATGCTGGGCATCTTTTAAAATCCATTTGCCATTATTAAGAGACTTGTATTTAGAACTGTTTGAACTAATAGATGGATTATTGTAAATTATTTGCCACCCTGGAAATGCTTTATGATAAACGGAAACGTCAATGTCTCTACTTGAGAAAATTAATCCTTCACATGCAATAAACATTACACCATCTAAATGCCCTTCACTTGGTAACACAACGCATTCATATTCAGGAAAGAACTCATTTGCTTTACGTTGTACTTCATTAATATTATCTCCTGGCCATGTTCCAACATAAATTTTATTATTGAACAAACGATACATAGCTGAATCAATTTTTTGATCATATACTATGCGTTGACCACTCATCATACTTTCTAAGGATTTAAAGCAACTAAAATCGTAATCGAACAAATCCTCAATACATTTAACTCCAAACATATTCAATTCTTGTTTGATAGTTTCATCTAAATCGTCAATGTTATTTGGAGGATTTACAGGCCAAGATTCACCTCTTAGTGCATCCCATTTAGTGTTTAAGCTAGGTGTTGGCATATAAAATGTATTACCAATCATAGCAAGATGATCTCTCGGAGTTAACATACTAGGTAATACTTTGTTACCAACTTTAAAAGTAGTATCAGATGGTCGTAAAACTTTTATGTTGTGTGATAATAAAGATTTTTCTATTTGATTTAAATCTTCTTCTGTTTCTATCACTAAAGTTTCGAGTATATTTCTAATCCTACTATCATCGATGTAGGAAAAAACGTTAGGATTATATGTTTTGCCTAACATACAAACGTTAAGTTTGTCTCTGCTATTTTTGATTTTATACATTTAAATTTGTTAATATACTTCCACAATCATACGAAATAGGATCACCATCAAAACGTATAATTGTTAATAGATTAGTTGGATTTGTATTCAATGATCTGCAAAGGTCATTATAATATGTTCCATATTTGTTCCACAAATGATCACGAGTAAATGTATTAAGCATGTGCATACCGCATGAAAACTTGTTTGAGTTAATTGGACCATAGTAGTGATTCATTATAGTAATTGAATCCATTGTGCGTTGACGAGACCAACGTAATCCAACTTTGTTCCAAGTCATTGCAAACTTAGATAAACTCATTGCAAATGATTGTATGCGAGGATGCGACAAATCAATATTTAATCCACTTGCAAGTGGTAACCACGCAAAGTCAATATGTATGTCGATGTTTCGTTCTTCACAAACTCTTAATAGTTGATTCCACTCTGGACGCATACCACCATAGCCATAGTGTGGTAATGTGATTATTAACGGCATGTTAGGTTTAAGATCTTCAACTTTAACACCATACTTGCCCATTAAGCCATAATAAGCATATTCGTTTTCAATTATTTGAAAGTTGTCTTTACCATAGCGTATGAAAAAAGATTCAATATATTGTGTATTACCAGTTGTTATGTCAATTTGATCAAATTGTTCCCACCCGTATAATGTATTAAGTTTAGATGATTTAAACCAAGCATCAGCAGTTGATTTAAACTCTTCTCTTGAAACTTCAACTTGTGGATTTTTAAACCAATTTTCTTTGAATTGTGAAAATTCTTTATCCCTGATAATATTAAGGGCAGGTGAAAGTTGTCCTTTAGTAAATTGAAACATTATTCATCCTTCCAGCAACACAATTCATTACAAACATATAAAATGGACTAGTAAAGTTTAATCTCCAAACACCATTAAAACCAAAGTGTGTTTCTGCAATAATAGTTTTTTGAAGATCTGGATTTTGTTTTGCCCAATGCTCAGGATAATCTGGTTCGTTATAGCTTCTGCTATAGATAATGTTTTGTATATCAACCCCATCAATAACAATTTTATCGAGTATAAGTGTTTGATGAATGTTGTTGACTGGGCGACTTTTTTCTTTGTTATAACGATGAATACGCAATTGTTGTTGCTGGTTAAAATATAACATATGATTAAATTTTATAACAGTATCGCTATCGATTAATCCATCATACTTGCATTCATCGTTGATGAATATTTGAGCACCAGGAGGAACATCTGCATAAACAGGTTTTAGATAAATTTCAAAAGTAATATCTTCACGGTCTTTCATCAGTGATCCTAAAAATCTAGACAGCAATAGAATTACTGCTGTCTAGATTAATTTTAAAAGTTTTATTCTGTTTTGCCAACTGCGGCAAGGACGTCTTCAAGCATACTAAAGTCCTCAGCATGGCGTTGATATTCGCCCTTGTGTGCAATATTAATTGCCTTCTTTAGAATACCCGGTTTAATCTGTAGCTCTTCGGCTACAGCCTTAATGGTATCGCTTAAGCTACCATTAAGATCCTCAACTTCCTGAAGGATAGTAGAACCCTCACGGATAATTTGAGTAAGCTTTGCCTTTTCCTCAGCATTAAAATTACGTGTTGTTGTCATTGTATTTCCTTTGCTGAGAACAAGCTAACATTGTTTTTGTTTAAATGCAAAATTAAACTCTGCCCTGGCCGCGATAAGCTTTGGTTGAAAGCTTTGCACTGCGACTCTTTGGACGACTGTTATTGCTGCTTCCAATTGAAGTCTTCTTACCACTGCTGCTGCGACCAAGAACATTCTTTGCGGCGCCTTGTGCACCGATCTTTGCTTTTGACATGTTTGATTTCCTTTAATTGATTAAATGAGTTCTATCCACTCAGCTTTACTTAGCACTTTATTATTGTTGGTTGTACCAATAGCGGTCAATAATACAGTTGGTCTAGTGTTATCATTCCAATATTGTAATTGATAATTTAAGTTATCGATGTTACCAGTTCCGGCAATAATTGCGCCGCCACCTGTAACGAATCCGCCTTGTACTAAATCTGCGTTTGTGTATGTTGCACTGGTTACACCAACATTGAATTCTACTGAACTATATGTTGGACGAGATTCCCAAGTGCCACCTGTAACATCGGCACCAATCCAAACACGATAACTTATAGTAGCGTTACTATCTACGTATACTCTAAAAGCTTCTGGAATTACTACTGAATTAGTTCTGTCTTCTTTTAATCTAAAAGCAATTAGAGGAACCTCTGTTCCAGCAGAACCAAGATCAAGTGCAGTAGCGGTAGTAAATCCTCTGCCACATCCATGAATAACACCTTGTAAATTGTAACCGCCTTCAGACACAACGCTTGCACAAATTTGTTTCATAGTTGAACTCGATGTTTGTGCAGTTACGTTTTTGATTTCATAACGTAACGGTAAACATGCAGTAGTCATATAAACGCTTGTGTTTCTATTATCGTTGTGGAAAATGTGTGCGACCATTGGGGCACCATCAACTACAAAGCCAACCCTGACGTCACCTACACCTAACCATTCAACGTCCATCCACATGATGTTTGTTTTGGTAACATCTAATGTTGGGGTATTTGCAGTACGATCAGTAGCGTTGGCACTTAACCCGGTGCCATCAAATTTATCTACATTCCAATCTGATTGTGCAATTCTACGCTCAACAACAGCACCAGTTGTATAACTTCTTAATACAATGTAATTAGTTACACCATCATTTTCTAAGTAAATTCCGTTACGAGCACTAAAATAACCAATGCGCTGCCTTAATCCAGGTTTTGGTGTGTTGAATACAAATGTGTTAAAAATAAGTAAACTTTTGCCTGGTTGATAAGGCATTACTCGTTTTGTTTGACGTATTACTTCATCATTAATTGCAGTGCCTACAGTCATCGCAACTGAGCTTTCATTTACTAGATAAGTTTTGGTTGCACCACCAAATAATTCTGTTGTAAACTGATTGCTTTCTACATGTATTTGTTGACTATCAAAAATAGTAGCAGGATTGCTTACACGTAAACGATTAAATGCATCAACGGATGCTCCGCTAAACTGTCCATTTACACGTAGTAAAGGTTGCCCAGCAGCATTATAATCCATTGCTTTGTGTAAGTCCCAAAGATTTTCCTCATTTGGGTGTACATAGTTTGTACTATTATAATCGCTACGGTAGGGACCTTGTCTTCCAGCCATCTATTAACTCCAAGGACGACCTTCTATTAATGTAGATGCGCCGTCGTCGGGGTCAACATCGTTGCCATTGTATGGGTTTGGTAGCTTGTTAATATCGTATGTGCTACGCGGGTTTCCACGAGCTGCTCTATCTTGTGCAGCTTTATCTAGTTTAGCTTTTTGTCTAGCTTCTCGAGTTGGTAAATGAGCTATTCCGTTAGATGACATTAGTTGCCTCCATATAATCTAGGATGTTCGCCTCTTATATCTGCTGGATGTTTTGGGCCATTTACTCCTCCACCAGCATCTGTTGTAACTGCTTCAATTCCAGCAATTCGTTCTTGAGGTTGATTACTATACTCAGTATCATTTGCGCCCATTAGACCTGCAATTTGCTTCATACGAGCTAATTCATCATCTGTGCCTGCTTCAATTTCAACGCTAATTTCGTTAGGTTCCTCATGTGGTGAACCTTGTGCAGCATTGGTATCGATTGCATCAATCATATTTAAAACTTGTCTAATAATGTCCGTTGCTCGCATAATTTATGCCCCTAATAACTATATGTATTTATAGGTAGTTTCAAATAAATATTCATATGCAAACTATATACGCCTTCAGTTATAACCCTGTAATCGCAACTGGTACAAATACAACTGGTACCAACTGGCGCATGGCTTACCAACAGCCTATTATGCTTTACAAAGGAACAACTAATCAAGTTAGGTTAGTTGTTTTCACTGTAAAACAAAAAGTAGTTGATCTAACAAATTATACTGTTCAAGTTCAACTTGTTGATCGTGAAACAGAGGAGCATTTTGTTACTAAAACAGCAAGTATTACTGCTCCAACTTCTGGTGTAGCTACAATTACATTTACTGAAGAAGATTTGCGTAATTTACAGAATAGATTTTATCATTTAATTGCAAAATTAATAGGACCAAGTGACGGCAGTTCAGTTGTAGCTGGTGAAATACTTTACTTAGACGATAATTACGGGGCATTTACGCCAATTACAGTTGAAAATGCATGGAACTATAATCCAACAAGCATTTCAACTGTAGACGGAATTCCTGAAATTAGTTTTACAAATATTAGAGAAACACCTGATAGTTTAGACGGTCAAGCAGGTAAATTTTTAAGAGTTAACTCTGCTAGCAATGCTATCGAATTTGCAGACTTTTTAAGTTTTGATAGAAGCATTATTCCAAATATAAACGAAACATTTAATCTTGGTGACATTGGACGTCGATGGGGTATGGTATTCGCTAACAGAGTAAATGTTGGAAATATTTGTATATACGGCACACAACTTGGTTGCGAAAACAGTCCTCAACTTGACTTTAGAGTATTAAGTCAAACTGTTAGAGTAACTGATAATTCTACTGATCCTGCACATCTTGTTGGTGATGGTGTATTTGTTGAGTTTAATGATACAACACACGACAATGATGGTCCACGTTTAGAAGTATGGTACGGCGAACAAGATAATCCAAATGATCCCCCAGGGCAACACAGTTTAGATATTAGAGCGGCAGCAAATAGTTATGTTGAATTAGCAAGTCACGATCTTAATAGCTTTATCGGCATTGATGATATTGGGCCATTTATACAAACACAATGGCAAGCTGATCAAAGCAAATCATGGCGATTCCTAGGTGACGGCGAGCTTCGTTTACCAAGCATCGGCAGTAGAATAACTAGCGAAAATAGTAAGTTACAAATTGTTATGACATTTGACGATATAAGATTAACAACTACCAGTGCCGATAATGTAACTACATATCAAACTATTTTTGATTCATCTGGAAAAACTTTTTTCCCTGGTGATTTATTGCCAGGAACTACAAATTTTCCTGATCCTGATCCAACAATACAATTTAATTTAGGTTCACCTGAACGTCCTTGGAAAGATTTATATCTAAGTAACAGCACCATTTATTTAGGTAATGTTCCGATAAGCGTAGATAACACTGGCACATTAACAGTTAATGGCAATGCTATTACTGGTGGTGAAGTTGTAACTTCGCCGGTTCAACCATATATTGAACTTACAAATGATCCATTTATATTCAACCCTTATGCAGGTAACTTAGTAACGTTTACTAAAGATGATTATGGTAATCAAGTTGATCAAATTGATGTTAACGTAGCTATTACTCGTGCTAACAACAAGGGAATATACAATCCAAAACTTGAAGCAGATTGGGATGACACAACTAGTGATGGGTTAAGTCCTGTTGGTACATTATGGAATAAAGATGGTTGGTCTGTTCTTACTAACTTAAATCAAAGAACTTATCTTAGCTTTTATGAAACATTCTTACGTTTTGGTAATAACGTTCTTACAGCCGAAGCAGTAATGTATGATACTGCAAATGACAAATATTATACATTTGATTTTACACAATGGGGTAATTCCAACATAGGTGCACCATTAACTTATGTTAGAACGCAAATAGATCCAGTTACTGGTACTCAAATTGGTAGTGCAGTAACGTTTATTAAACCTGGTTATGCCGATCCAACTCAAATTAATGATCCAATTGATACAAACTTAACTATTGCAAGAGGCAACAATCAAAGTATATACAATATTGCACTTGAGCAGGGTTATAGTACAGCAGGTGATGGTCGCGACAGTCCAGAAGGTACTGAATGGAATGCTGATGGTTGGGGACAACTAAGAGATGTTACACAAAGAACTTATGATACTTTCTATAGCGTATTAAACCAAGCAATTGGAGATAATGTTATAGGAAAAGAATTAATCATGCACGACATGATTAATGACAAGTATTATGCAGTTAAGTTTAGTAGTTGGACTCAAAACGGAGAAGGCGGCGGATTTAGTTATACTAGGCAATTACTAAACACAAATAATCTTTTTGTAAAACCAGACAATAATAATTCTGTTATCGATATATTCGTTGAAGATGTTGGTGAAGCTTCCGGTATTGGTATTACTAGAGATAATAATAATGGCATCTATAACCCATATAGAGAAGAAGGTTGGAATAACAATCTAAGCCCAGTTGGAACATTATGGAATGTTGATGGATGGGATGATTTAAGTAATATTACTACTAGATCATACACTAACTTCTATGCAGCATACGGAAATGGACAATTAGGTAATCGTGTCCCTGGATCACGAGCAATAGTGTATATTCCAGAAACCAACAAATATTACGCAATACAATGGTTATCGTGGACACAAGGTGGCGGTGGTGGTTTCAGTTATTTGCGTTACGAATTGGATATAACTAAATTACAAGAAGGTGTTAAATTTGCCGACGGTACAGTATTAAAATCCGCAACAGGATTAGGTCGTGTCAAATCATCTACTTCAGGTAATCGTAGAATTGAGGAAGTTGTAGGTAGTAAAACTGTTTCAGTAACACAAGTAACAACTCAAACTATAACTGCTACAGCTTCAAGAAGCGTAGTTGATGACAATAGATTCTGGGTATCAAATACTGCAACAGATATCGCAGCAATTATGAACAATTTCAATGCATTTGGTATCCAAGATCAGTCTACTATACAGTTCAGTTTAGACAACAGCACATGGTACACTTATAGTAGTAGCTATAGCGGCACATCAACTGAAATAGGAGTATATTGCTCCGGGGGGCCATTCACTTACAACGAAGGCGATACTATCTACTTTAGATACGACACTGGTGCTGCTCCGGTAGTATGGTGGACTACAGCAGACCTACCGGGTGGCAGTGCAGGTTTCCGCGGAGCAGTAATTGATTATCATGCTTATACTGGCGATGGAACTATCATTGGCACAATTCACATCGTGGATGACAGCGGGAACGAGAGTATCAGCCACACTGAAGTATCTAGCGGCAGCTCAGACAGCGAGAACGATGATTTGTGGTTAGTACAGAACGAAGGTACTATCAGCTATCGCCGCATAGATGGTGAAGCAAAGACGCTAAAGATACACTGGACTGCCAAAGTGTTTTACGGCAGTGAGTTTTATGATTGATAGGAACAGACCAACATGGCAAAAATTAGAAAATTCGTAACAAGTCAAGTAGTAGGTAATAATGCTGATGAAAGCATTATAAATGAAATTCGCCCTTACGGTGAAATTGGTTTGTATCAAGGTAATTACATCGAGAGCATCGGCGAAGGCCGCTTAGAATTATTAATATTTGACGGTAAGAGAACTCACATACAAAGCAAAGTTCTAAGTCCAGGTATATTCTATGGTTACGGCAACGACAGTGGTGATGGTTTTGGATTTGATACCATTAAATTAATACCGGATTCTACACTGTATTATAACAATAGTAACTATGGAAATGATCAATATCTTGTAGTTGATCCAACTGCTCCTAACCACATACATATTCGTGCTGGTGGAACAATTGATCAATCCAATGCTGATTTATTCTTAGGTGGCGAGCAAACCCATGTTAAGATTAGTGATGGTTACGACACTGTTACAATAAGAACTAGTCAAGAAGGTGAAGGGGTCATCAACCGTGATTGGGTCTTTGACAACAACGGAGACTTAACTTTCCCAATGGGTGGTGCTATAGAATCTGCTGGTATGGGTTGGACTGGATTTACTAACGGTGTAACTGGACAACCTCTCAGCATAGTTCATAAAAGCGCAAACATAAACTATGTAGGTCAATCTCTTTCAGAAATTTTTCTCTTAAGCGAAAATGAAAATTCAGCAGGCAGTGTTTGGATAGCTGTACAAGACCTAGCAGCAGAATCGTATAAACAATGGTCGTTTAGTTATGATGGGTCTGTAACTTTCCCAGATGCCACTGTACAGACAACAGCATGGACAGGTATACCTGGGCCTTATGCAGATGATGCGGCTGCTGCTACTGCTGGAGTTGCGGTTGGTAAACCGTACTATCAAGTAAGTGGACAGGTATTTGTTAGACTAACTTAATCTATCTGATAGGTTTGTGCGAAGATATCTTTCTTAACTACGCCATAGTCATTCTCACCATGGCGCACAATATAATCATTGCCAGCAGTGTAATTAAGTGTTTCGCCCCAGCTAGTCTTAACAGCGCCATCGTGGTCAGCTAATTTCGCCATCTTAATAATCTTTTTTGGTGTAGCGGAACCGTTGCCATGATCGTCATATAGGTTAGCAAACTTTTCTGGAGGAACAGGATACTTTTCACCTTTAGGACCAGTAATGATCTTATATCCAGCTTTATACGCAACCGGGCCTTCTAGTGTTTGAATACTGCCATCTGCTTGGGCAGTTTCATAATTAATTGGATTAGCTCGCTTATATACTTTTTGTGCGCCTTTTGCAAACCAAGCATCGTTAATGTCTTCAAATAGATTAATCCAGTCTCTCATTTCTTTTTCCCACTTTTCATATTTGCACACCAATGTGCCATACGTTGTTTCTCACCGCTACTATTTTTAGCAACTTGTCTTAATTTTGTCACGCTTTGTTTACAATTAACACCACTTCTTTTGGCAAGACCTTTACGACCTGGTTTCTTCCCATCAGCAAAGTTTTCTGTTAATTCTTTGATAAGCATTTTTATTCCAATTTTAGTTTTTGTAGATAGTAATGAAAGTTCATATCTCTATCGCCGAGTCCATTCATACTTGGGTTAACTTTTGCAGTAACTCCAATTGTATCGCTATAATCTTCTACCTCTGGCTTTACTCTGTTTTTCCAATACCATACAGCAACTTTAGCAGCAATCTTAGGATCACTTGCCCACTTTGGATTATTTTCTAAATCGATGTTCAATGCTTTTCCTACACGACGATAGTTATCTCTTCCTGTAATTTGTATAAATCCACGACCTTTATATTTTAAGCCATCACCAGGGTTAACATTTCCAAGTATTTTTGCTTTTTCTGGTTTGTATTTTGGATCATATCTATTAAAATATTCTTTGTTTCCAACTTCAACCAATCTTTGAAACCCTAACGTTTCATGTGCAACTTGTGCCATAAATTGTGCTAATTCTACACCCTTAATACCTGATTTGTATGCAGTAGATAATACTAATTTTTCCATTTCTTTATTAGCATTAGTTGCAGTACTTGATGTAAGTTTTGTAGGTTCTTTTTTAGCTACTGGTTCTTGTTGTATATCACCGCCTGGTATAGTAATTTCTAATGGCGGTTTATCGACTGGAACTTCACGCGGTGCATCTCTTAGTTGACCAGTTAAGGCACCATATCCTAATGCGCCTGCCATTGCCCCTGCTGCGGCAGTGTTCTTGACTTTGTCCCAAATAGGACCTTCATCAATAACCTCACCTTTATACTTGCTTAAAAAATATCTTCCAGATTTGCCAAACTTAACTAAATTATCTAAAACCCAATCATTAGCAATCTTCTCTGCTTCTTCATATGAAGGGGCAGAGAAAGCGTAAAGAGATTTATATTGATTACGCACTACCCATTGCTTTGATTCTGTTAGTTCTTTGATAAGCATTATGAACCTTTTTTGCCAGGAACGCAATTAGGTACTTCGCGGCCATTCTTCATTTTCTTACCAACCATATGATAACCTTTCCAGCAAGGATCATCTTTTGCCTTCATTTTTTTAGCTTCACTCATAATATTGACTACATGATAGTGATTAGGTCTGCCTTCAACTCTTTGAATTTTAACTTTATCACCGCTGTTAAATGAAGTAAACCCTTTACCGCGCTTAGACTTAATAGTTACACCATCATTATTGGCACTAACAATTTGTCCCATGCGACCAGCAGCATTACTAAAAACAGTTGCGCCGTTCTTTAATAACTGAAATATTTCTTGGTTAATATTTGAACTGTTATCATCACCATACTTTGCAGTGTCTTTAAATTCTTCAACTGGTTTTTCTCCGCCGGTTGCTTGTCCACCAACTAAATCTTTATAATTGTCCATGCATAGATATTCATGTTCTTTCATCAATGCAATTGCACGCTCAGTTACATCATGTAAATCCATGTCTGTCTTTGCGTCTTCTTTGGCATATTCCATGATACGCAAGAATAACGGAATATCCATAGTAACTTTATCTGTTGGATTTTCAGCTTCTTTGTTTACGCTTTCACCCCCAACCATCTTTTTACCTGGAGTACCAGCATCTTTAGCTTTCCAATAACCTGTAAATTTAGGACCAGTAGACTTGTCCATTGCTTCGTCAAGTTGCTTCATCAAATCATTTAATAACATTATATTTCTTCCCCAGATCCTAAATTAATAAATCCAACAGTATCTACTATCAATGCTTGTTTTCCAGCAATAACAATAATATCACCAACGTCCATACTTGTATGATCTACACCTAAACGGTCAATCATTTCACTTGCTTGATTTTGTGGGCTCCAATTTTCAGCCTGCATCATATTCCATATTTTTTCTGGATTTGTTTCTGCTAAAGTTCCAAGTAATACGTGTGTACGACTTAAATTTTTTAAGTCGGGTAATTTACCAGCAGATTGTAAACTTTTAAAGCCAAGTTTCATATCGTGACTAAATTCTTCTTTCCAATACCAAATTTGAGTATTACCTGGGGAATAGTTATCTCCAGCGTCCTGTAAACTATTAAAACTAATAGCTTCCATTAGAATATCTAAATATTTCCTCATAAGCGCATTCGCCATAACGAGTCTCCAATACAGTTTATTTATTTGATTTTAGCTTTAGTGTTATGCTAAAAATAGCTATGAAACCTTCATATGTATTTGATGTAGATGGCACTTTAACCCCCAGCAGGAGTAAGATGGATCCTGCGTTTCAAACTTGGTTTTCTAACTGGCAAAAAACACATGATACTTACCTTGTAACAGGCAGTGATTATCCTAAAACTGTAGAACAAGTTGGGGAAGAAATAATCAACAATAGCAAAATGCTGTTTAATTGTTGCGGCAATGAAGTACGTATTGGTAAATTGATTACTCATCAATCAGATTGGCAACCTCCACATGCTCTCATTGATGCTTTAGATGAAGAACTTACTAAAAGCGAGTTTCCTGTAAAAACAGGTAAACATATTGAAATTAGAACTGGATTAGTTAACTTTAGTATTGTTGGACGTAATGCTAATAAAGAGCAGCGTGAACAGTATATAAAGTGGGATAACGAAACAGCAGAAAGATTAAAAATAGCTGTAAGGTTAGGAAGTAAGTTTGAAGATATTGATTTTATGCTTGGAGGCGATACAGGAATTGATATTTACCCAACGGGTAAGGATAAGCGTCAGGTACTAGACTTTATTAAAAGCGAAAACCCTGTTATATTCTTTGGGGATAAAACATTACCGGGGGGAAATGATTACTCCCTGGCTGTTAGTGTTGATATTGCTCACCGTGTTGAAAATTGGGAGCATACTTGGGAAATTTTAAGACTTACTTCTTAAAGTACTTGCTAATCCATTCTGGTTGTGGCAAAAAGTTCCAACCAACGATTAGTCCAACTGCACATCCAAGTATAAAACTTACCATTTTTATCTCCTTACCAATGGTTTCTTAACAAGTGGCTTAGCAACAGTAGCTACTGAACCTGCTCCCATACCACCTGCACTTACGCTTTCTGGCATACCAGCAGTTGGCATCATTGCAGTTGTATCTGGCATTGCAGGAGCACCTAGCTTATCGTATTCGAGATAATCTGCTGTTGACTTTATGTAGTCAGCAGCAAGTGTAATCTTGCTTTGCATCCAACCTTCAATGCCTTCTTCTTCGCTAACGTTCTTAAGTAACTTGTGTAGTCTAATAGCATCATTTGCTAAATGATATAGCTGAGCACGGGCCATTTGAACTTCATGGTCACGATCAATGTTCATTGCCTCATCGCTGAGATTTTCTTTAATTTGCTTCTTCTTAGTCATAACTGACATCTCCAATATAGTGTATTTATTCAATTTTAAATTTAATTATTTGCTTATCTTCTGGGTGAATAGGAAAATTTATCTCTTTTGTAGTTTCGTTATACGCAAGAACTATTTTTTCTATCCAAATTTTAGCATACGTAGCTGGTTTTACTTTTTGAATAGTTAATGTGTGTTCCCCAGAATCAAGCTCTGCAAACATTTCTTCTTCGATATAGTTTGTATTACAATCAGCCCAAAATTCTCTTTCGTTATAGAGATTATCATTTATCCAAAAACGATAAACTGGACATTCGTATTCATAATACGCATAAACGTGAGCGTTAATTTGTACTATCATTATTCTATATCTTTAATTAAATCAACTTGTTTAACTAACTGATGGCTACAATGTCTATCAGCTTTAATGGTTGATTTTTTAATCTTTTTAGCTTTTGCTTCTACTTGTCTAACTTCTTGTTTGGTGAGACTTTGTCCAATTATTTTACCCAAATATTGAGCTGCTTTTCTCTTGATGGTTCCTGGACGAGATAGAGGTCTGAATGGAGCAGTTAATGCTTCCAAAGTATCTTCTATTTTCATAATAGTCTCCCATATTAATCCCTTTTACCACGACCAATACCTTTTGTTGCTGCTTTAAGTTTTGGTTTTCTTGCAGTAAGAGGAGAAGGTTTTCTTTTTGGTAATTCTTTATCAGTTGAAATCTCATCTGGAGTTTCATCTGGTATTTCATTCCCTGTTGGAACCGGAGCTGATGCAGATTGTAATCTAAAACCCATTCTTCCTTTTTGACCTGTAGCAAAATAGGTTTTATTAAAAAGAACTGGTTTTCCAGAAAATTCAGTAGGGAACTTTCCGTAGTAATCAAGTGTCATTGAATCACCACTGACAGTAGTTTTTGTAACTAGCTGTAAGTAGTTGTTATTGTTCAATGCTTTTAACATTGCAGCAGAAAAATCTGGGTCATTATTTGCTGCGGTTAATACTTTATTAGCAACGGCTGCAAGCGCATGATAATATATTCTGTAATCATCTCTTGCAGCCGCATCTGGTCTAATTCCTTGAGATTTAATCAAATCTCTTAATTTTGCATCTTTAACATCTTTAATGCTTCTGCTCTTGCGTGAAATAGTTAAAACAGCTTGTGCAGTTGCTTCATCTATGATCTTGTACTCAATAGCTGCTTTGAGTATACCAGCGTCAGCTTTGTCCTTTGCTAGGTATCTCATTATGCGTACAGCTCGTGGATGTTCTTTTTCAAGTTCAGGTGTAACTTGAGCGTACACGCCAGCTAATGAACTAGCAGCGCCGCCGCCTGTATGCATTTTTGTGCTGATTTGTAATTGCTTACCATCAGCGGTTTTAATTAAACTATCCCAAAGTTCTTGTCGTGTATTAGCACTGAATCTAACTTGTCCACCTACAAAGCTACCAATGCCTACAGCATTCATAGCTTTTTTAATATCGCCGCCAGTAAACTTACCGCTTAGTAATGCTAATGGTCCTAAGTATTCTGCACCATACTTACTAATAACAGTAGCATAATGTGTTCCGTTATTGATTGGTGCAATTTTACCAGACGCAGCAAGATCAACAGCTTGGTCCATGACGTCTGCTAGCTCTTCATCTGGTGTACCATGTGTAACTGATCTAATTCCGTTTTTAACAGTTTTTGCTAATTCGTTCTTGTTCCTAAAAGTTTCATCCATAATGATGTCACTAGGTTTAATAGCAATAGATTCGCTGCTTGATCTCTCAGATTTATATTTGTAACCGTTAAGTGTTAACCACTTTCCGTGTATAGTAGTATCTGGAACTTTATCAATATATCTTACCCAATATTGACTTTTATTATGCGGATCTAATACATGTGCAATAATTGCAGCTCTTGATCTAGCAGTTGGGTTATTATCTAGTTTCTTAACAGCGGCTTTTGGAATAGCAGCAGCAATAGCTTTTTCTAACTCTTCTGGTGAGTTAAACGCATTCTTATTCTTTGGGCTTATTACGCTAATTTCTTGTACAGTTAGTACGTCTTTTAAGTTTTGTGGATTAACGTATTGATCACCCTGTACACGAGCAGTAACGCCTCTAGACTCATCTACAATAGACTCGGTTAGTCCAAGGTTCATTAACTTGTTTGGGGTTGAATTCTTAGCAGCAGAGCTGTGTAGTAATGGGGGAGGAAACTTATTTCCAAACTTCTTTGCTTGACGCTCTACTTCGCCAGGCTTAATATCTTTTGTAACACTCATTGAAAAACGAGGGTCATTCGCTTCTTTTTTATTCTTAGCGATATACCCAACAGCAGCAGTTTCAAATAAATCTTTGATTTTCATTACATAAGTTCCTATGTAATATTTATTTCAAAGCAACGGCTAACTGTTTTGCTAGTTCCTCTAAACTGTTTTCATCTGCTTGATATTTGATACCAATTCCACCAGCGTTATTCCAAGCTGTAATATTTTTGCGGAAATCATCAATTAGAATATTAGGAATACCGTTGGATACAGCATATTTGTACTTTTCATGTTCAAATATAATGCCATCTGGTTGAACAGTAATATGCTTATTTAACCATTCGCGTTTGCCTTTAATGCTACCTGCACGATCAAAGTTTAATGGGCTAGATAATATCTTATATCCACCAGCCATTCCTTTTACCATACGCAATAAACGATTAGCAGTTTTAAATGGGGGTAAATCTCTAAACAAATGATATGCATCTGTATTTTGGAAAAAAATTTCCCATTGCTGATCAGACATATCATTGTAATGTTCTACGTCGTGAATAGCCCCAACGTGATTAAACAAGTCTGCTAATACACCATCCATGTCAACATATACAGTAGGTTTGGTAGTTATTTCAAATATCTTCATTTAAATCTTTCTTACAAAGTTCAAGATCAATGTAGTATTCAGACATGGAAGAAGCGAGTATTCTAAATCTTTTTTCAAAGATCTCTTTCCATTCCTCAGCTTTTTTAAGACAAATATGTGCGTTCCACCCATTGTTTAAAACTCTAGTTGCTGGTACTGTTGAAATTGATATGAAAGCATATTTCTCAATAACTCTTTCTAAATCATCTAAAACATTATTGAGACAATCTGGTTCAACATGTTCAATTACATCAATACAAGCAACCATTTTGCACGGTTTAGGACTAGTGCTCCATTGCGGAATACCTGGTTCATATTTATGAACCACAATATTGGGATTTAATTTTTTTAATACCTTTTCTAAATTACCAACTCCTGATCCGTAATCTAATAATTCATTTAAATTATATTTAGATAATATATCAAAGATACGAGGGGCGTAGTAAACGGAAGCAACACCCCATTGACTAATTGAGTGTTCTTTTTCTAAAACAGATCTATAATAATCTGTTACTAACGTCATTGCTCACTTTCCATAGCGCGATGCCAATATCGTTTAACAATTTCTTCTTTATCTTTATCTGTATAGCTATCTGGAATATCTTTTCCTTTTAGCTTATTCCAAATAACTTTAGCTGTTTCATCGTTAAACTTTTTGTCTGACATTAGTCTATCTCCCCGGTATACTCCTGCCCACCTAGTATACACGCTTTTTGCATTTCTGTTAACTCTTTTTTTGGCTCTTCTTTTTGCCAAACAAATGGTTTATCTGCTGCTTCGATGTATTCTTTTACTGTAGTTGGCTTTTTGATTCTTTCAAATGTATAGGCTACAATGCCTCTATCAACTTTCCTGTTTTTAAATTTAAAAGTAGGAATAATTTTTGGTAACATTTTTGTAGATGCATCGTAGAGTTTAACTCGACTTAATTCATTTGCATAAGAAGCAAAATCAATTTTAGTAATATTTTCGTATTTGCTTAAGTATGTTTTAATTACAAGCATCACAGTAGTTAAGACTTTAAATGCATCTCCAGTGTTAGTTACTTTAATGGTTCCATCTTCATCATTTTCGGTAAAAGCAGAGAAAGAAATACTAGCCATATTTGGTTTATTTTTATCGTTTACACTAATTAATACTATATATTCAACTCCAGCATCTGTAACAAAGTCAGCAGTATATTCTCTCATGTCTCCTTCTGCTGTAAAAGGATATGGTTTGTTAGCAAGTTCAGTTACAACTTCTTTTGATTCTGCGCTTGGTATTCTAACAGTGCCATCATCTTGATCAACGGCTGCAACAACACGATTATTTTCCCTTCCCCATCGTAGCGCAAGTTGAGTTGCTTCCTGACGACTACGGGCAGAAACATATGTTAAAACATTATTATCGTGATCATAGACTGTCCAACGACTCCATTGACCTTCGTTTCTACTAGCTACAGCTTTTATATCGTCTGGTGTTGCTACTCTTGCTCCTCGAGGACCACCATAAACTGGATTATTATTTTCCCACTCAAACCCTTTGCTTAATGCCTCTTTAGAAGAAATTGCTTTTACAATAGTAAAAGGATTGCCGTTTCTATCAAGTATTGCCCAATCAATTGGTCCTCTTTTCTTTGCTAATCTAAGTTCTTGCTTTGCTTTTAGTTTCATTACAAGTTCTGCTTTTGATATACTACCACTTGCAAACATACTAAACAATTTAACTACATTATCTTCATTTTCATTATTTTTTGCAGAATACAATAACTTATAAAGTTTCTTAGCATACTCTTGCTTTGCTTCATTTGGATCAGCAGCAAGAGCCATTACACGGACATAACGCAATAATGTATTCTTAATCTTTTCAATTGCTTCTAGATAGTTACCGCCTGCACTGCGGAACTCAATATAACCTTTCTTAATGTTAACGCTAACGTACTTGTCTCCTCTTGGAACAAGTGCATCATCAACCATCTTTAATGCTGCTTTATTAAGTCCACTACGTAATGTTTCAAATATAGTTGGCATGTTACGCATTACATATGGGCCAGTTTGTGTTTGCATCTTGTCAAGTGAGCTACGTGCATAGCCATTACCTAAACGACCAAACTGATCTAGTACGTACTTGTCACCAAGGAACAATATTAGCTTAATGTAATCAACGTTTTCCATTTGTGGAATGCTTACACCCATATGGAAACCAGTCGAGCTATCAGTATATGCACCGTGATTATTCATCCAAGTTAGTACTACATCTAGCTTTTGTAGTGCTTGTTCTAATGGTAGTGGAGGACTTACTAATTCTAATCCGCCTTCCCCTGCACTTTCATCAGCATCGATACTGCTATCAGTTTCTAAATACCAAACACCACCTTCTCTGTTGCTCTTAAATGCATGATAGTCCGCGGCAAACTTAACAGGCATACCTACAGCGTTTTTAATTTCATCTGCTACTTCACTCATTGCTTGTTCGTCAACTTCGCCGCTGCTAGTTTCTGTCCAGTGTGGCCAATCCCACCCAAATCTCTCTGCCCATTCGCTCATCATTGACAAACTGTTATACTCTAAGAAACCTCTTAGATCATCCCACTCAGACATGTAATCATCCCTTAGTGATTGTACAACGTCATCGTAAGTGCTATCTTGGTCTTTAATACTCTTTTCAATTTCTTCTTCGTCGTAAGTAGTATCTTCTTTATATTTTCTTCTTAATTCTTCTTGCCAATAATCAGATTCGAGTTCATTGTCAAAATCCATCATAATGTATTCGTTTAGTTCGTCTGATACTTCTTCAACAGCTCGTTCAATAGTTCTTCTTGCTTCGCTATCCCTAAAGAATGATATTAAGTCATCTTGCATAGCACCCATTGTTGAGCTTGTTACACGCTCGTCCATGTCATAATCTGGTTCGCTATCCCCGCCATTCTCATCTGCCATGTTAGGAACAATCATTTCAAACTCGAACCCAACAGTAGTTGATTTTGCAATGTCACTTGCGCTAAACTTTTGTAGCGCACCTGGACTCATATCAATTTCAGTTAGACGTTGTTCGTGATTTTCTAAACTGAACTCTTTGTCCTTCATGTCGTTAAGCATATCGTAGAGTTTGGCAATAAGTCCATTGCTACGTAATGCTTTCCAAGCTAGATTTTCTGCACCAAATTCACCAGTGCTATGTAATCCAACTTGACGATACTTCTTAAGTGTATGACGTAACTTTACAGCAAGATTATAATCCTGTGCTTTTAGTGCTTTTAAGATCAAAGCTTTTAGTACATCATACTTTTCACGAACGTTTGATTCATCAACTTCAACGGTAGTTTGTTCTGGACGCTTAACCCAATCATTGTTCATAATGCTGTAAATGCCATTGCTTACATGATCTTCGTTTGCATTTTGTACGTATAACTCTACATCAAACCCTTTGATCTTGTAGTCATGCTGTTCATTATACTGGAACTTCTTTGCATCAAATAGTTCACGATAAATTGCGTCATCATCTACTTTTGGAAGATCAACAATTAAGTGTAAGTCAATGTCACTGTTTGGTGTGTAGTTGTATGCGGCATTAGATCCACTAATTGTAATGTCCTTCAAGTTAGGAAGTTCAATTCCTATGAAGTTTTTAAAGTCCTCTGCAATATCCAACAACTTTTGTCTTACAACAGGAGACATCCTACCTGCGCTATTAAACAATTGTGGATTTAGTTCATCGTTAATAGTTGGCATAAAGTCATCTGCAGGTGTACCGCCTTCAACAAAGTATCGTGTTTGATATTTGCCGTAATTCTTTTCGTCGTGAGCAGTTGCGATGACATACTTGTAACTGTCATCCATCATTAGTATTTTCTTAATACCGTAACCAAGACCATCACGTTTACGTTTAATTACAAAGTCAACGTTTTCTAAGTTTGAAATTTTATCACCAAATTGCTTTTTTGCATTTGATAAAATATCAAGCATATCTTTTTGTGACAATGTACGTTCTGCTAATCTTTCAAGCAAGTGTCCTGAAATATATACTGGTCCATCAGCAAAATCAAAGTTGATGTAATACTTGTCTTTTTTAGGATTTGCTTTTTCAGTAATCTTAGTTGGATTTTCCTTAGCAAGTATTGCCTCATATTCTGCATTTGCTTGTCTAATAGCAGCAAGTGCTTCTTGTGCTCTTTTTTCACTATCTGCTAACCCTGGCACCGCTTTAGTCATCTTGTCCCAAGGAGACTTAGCTTCACCTAATTTAACTCCCATACCCTTTGCAGTAAGCATCATGAGTTTCTTAATCCAATCTTCGTCTAACTTACCACCAAAACCTTTCATCCAAGTATCTAGTTTTTGTTGTAATGATAGATTGGGATCTTTTAGTGTGTTACGCAATGCTGTAAAACTAGCATCAATGCCACCTAAAGCAGCACCGCGTGGAATAGCAATAACATCATAATCAACTTGATCTTGTGTTCCACCAAACTTTGCAAGTGCAGCAGGATCCTTCATACGCTTTTCTAAAGTATCCATCCACTTCTTAAAACCTTCGTAACGGTCAGTGCCAACCATCAACACAATTTTCTTGTAAGTACTATCAGAAGGTAATACTAATTCTTTTTCAATTTTCTTAACTGGACTTGGTACAGTTACACCATCTGGACTTACAATAAGTTGGAAGATGTTTGCGTACTCGGGATACATTTTCTTCCAAGTAGCCAACTTTACTTCTGGTGGAATTGGATCATCTGGTCCAGTCTTGCTGCTAATGTAAACGTATGGGTCACCGCCAAGTTTCTTAGCAGCGGCAATAACAGTATCAATTACCTTTTGATGACCAATGTGACCAACAAAACTACCAGCAGTAACAACGGCAGCTTTGGTTCTATTGCTCCCAGTTGTTGGTGCTTTTTTAATCTTTGCAGCCATTGCACCTTTCATTTCAGTGCTAGTAACTTTTGCAAGCTGACCATTTGGCATAGCGATAACTAAACCTTCAATAGTGCTGCCAAGCTTGTCTTTACCTTTAATGTTAGGACTGTTAATGATAGCATCGCTAATTGCTTTTCGAGCTGCTGTTAATATTTCTTTTGCTTTTGCTTTTGCAGGATCATTTTTCTTTTTGCTTGACAGTGCTGTACGTAATGTATCATCCATCCTAGCAATTGGTTCTACAATGCTTTTAACATCAATATCACTGTGCTGTAATTCAGTTCCAATTATTTTAATATTTGGTGTACTTTTAGTAATAAGTTTTTCTATGATTGTATCTGGTAATCTTTCACCAGTAGAATATGTACTTGCAATAATAGGAACAAGTGTCATTTGCTTGCCAAGTTTTTTAGAATCATACGGTATGTTTACAAACTTAAGTCCAGTATTAGTCTTTTCAGCCATTGGGTTGTACATCATTTCTGCTTGTACAATTGTATCCTTAGGTAATTCTTTTATAAAATCACTGTTTACAATTAAGTTAAGTGCTTGATCGTATTTTTCAGCACGAGCAATTTGTTCTTCACTGCCGTTATTATCTCTAGCATATTTTTCAAACATGCCAATATTATCAGCATAAATTGGATTTGTAACACGACTTGTCATAAAGAATGGTTTACCGCTTTGATCTTTACCAAAACGTATACCAGCACCATCTACTTTAAGTGTGATTGGAATGTTATCGAGCGTGCCTCCATTCTTAGCAATTGCATCAACAAATGCCAGGAAGTCTAAATCCTTCATTTCAACAGTTGAACCAGGATTATAAATGTGCTTAATACCTTGACGCTTATAATCTGGGGCATCTGCTTCTGTAATTGATTCTGCTTTATACTTAGAATAATAATCAGCTAAGGTTTTTGCTAATTCATTTTTGTTAATTGAAACTTTTAGTGTATCTATAAGTTTATTGATAGCGATTTCTTTTTCACGTTTGTCAGTTGCTGGGTCACCTTTGTATAGTTGCTGAGCAGCAGGGCCAAACAACAAAGCCATAAATGCTTGTGTAATTTTGTTTTTATCTTCTGGTGTAAAATATTTGTTAATTAATGCTAATACGCCAACAAAACTGCCTAAATACTTTTCTTCACCTTTAGTTGGTTTACGACCAATTAAAAGTGTAAACATGCCTGAAATATCTGTTACATATTCGCTTTCACTTGCTGGAACTTCTTTATAAATTCCAAGTCCATCATCGGCTACTGCTGGTTTCTTTGTTTTGGGATCAATTACTGGTTCAAACTTTTGTCGAACACCGCCAGTTACAGCAAAGGCCAAATCACTTGCTGTTACTTTCTTTAGCTTAGTCTTCATTTGAATGTAACGTTCTTTAGCATCTTTGTGTGTTAAAGAACGTAGTAAGTACTTGTGGAACACGCCTTTAATGCCTGCGCTTAAGTCTTCCCAAGCACTGCTATGACTAAACTTGCTCCACTCAGTTGGACTACCTTTATCATAGTCTACAAGTTCCATATCAATCTGTACGTTTACAGCAGGATCTTTAAATTGCCACAAGCTAATAAATGTATCCTGTCCTGGGTTTGGTTTAAAACCAATTAACTTTGCTGGACCAAATTGTTTACCTGTTGCCCTAGTTAAAAAGTCCTTAGCTTTATCGGCTAGGTTCTTATCAACCATAGTGTCAATATCACCAACACTTGACTTTACTTTAGTAAACTGATCATCTGGAATTTTTACATTGAAAAAGTGGAAGGCGCTACCACTTAAAAACTCTTTGTTTTTAATTAATTCTGGGCTCCAAAGAGGAACACCGTATGCTTTATTAAATGCACTGTTAATGATTTGCAGTGCTTTATCTATCTCAGCAACTACTGCGCTACGGGAAATCTTGTTTAAGTCTAGACGTTGAGCGGCAATGCCGTCTATCTCAACATTGCCGCCTTCGTTAAGTATTGTTTTATTGATCATTTAATAGCCCATTAATGTATATAGACTATTTATTTGTGTTAAATGTTTTCAAGTAACCAAATGTAAATTGGTGTGCTGAACTTAATTTCCCAGCGACCGTTATATCCTAAATTAATACAGTTTTTAACTAACTCTGGAGCACTATCTCCGTAAATGTCTTTACGGGGATAATAATTTGAATGTGTATGCTTTAAATATCCAATATTAATCTCATCAAATGAGATTTCGTCAATGTTGAGAAGCTGATCTTTAACAATTTTATCATTTTCAACAACAGTTTGATATTTGTCCTTATCGTAAAGTTCAATAGCTAATGTATGGGAATCTTCTGTTAGTTCTCCACTCCATTTAATTTCTTTTTGATCAGCAATTTCACCGTCAAAAATTAATTGTGCATCTACATAAACTTTTGCTTTCGGTGCATTTTTCCAAAAGTTGCTGGATAAAGTTACTACAATATCAACTGTTTCAAGATTTGACATCTGAGTTGCTTTCTAATTCAATTTTTTCGTAAGCTTTAAGTTGCTCACTATTGTCTTTTAGATTAGCTGTCCACTCATCTGCAAGTTTCTTAATAACATTAACGTCACCTTGGAATGTGTATGTACCACAATGATCTAATTTAATCTCAGTATCGACCCAAACTGGGATATTAAGTTTTTCACGCACACGTTTACAGAACGTCCAATCCTCAGATAGATAATGACCGTTTTCATCAATCATTGTATCAAACAATGCATACATATGTGGTTCATACTGAGGTCCAAGATTGAGACTGTCTTTATATTTTAACTCAGGCATTGCCTCAATGAGCTTTTCAATTACATCACGCTTAATAAGCATAAAACCTGTACCTGATGTAGAAACTTCAAGTAACGATCCTACGCGCCTTCCCCCTGGCAATGAGTTAATGACATAACGAATTGGTAACCCTTTCATAGGGTAAAGTCCACACACAACACCGGCTTCATATAATACCATACGCAGAACTGATTCAGCATCCCATTTAATATCTGCATCAATCCACATAAGGTGTGTTGCTTTTGAATTAGCTAAGAATTTAGAAACAAGATTGTTTCGTCCACGAGGAATGAGGCTTTCATTAACCATAGTATCTACACTAAAGTTAATGCCATATTTCATAGCAAGCATAGCAAATCTCATATAGCTACCAAAGCATGGTTCCATAATGTTTCCACCATAGCAGGGTGTACAAAAATGAATATGAACTTTTTGTAGTTTTTCGAGGGCTTGCTTTTGTGCTTCCTCGGCTGTTAAATTATTAGTTGCTTCTTCTGCCATATTTTACCTGTTATTCAATCTCAATTAGTGTATCGTTGCCAATCATTTCTTGAATAACTGCTACTAGCGTAGCAAGCATTTCATCGTGCATGATTGGATAATTTTCTTCGCTATCACGTACTAACTTACTAAGTGTTATAGTTATCTTCTGTTCGTTTATCTTCGCCATGGATTTCTCCCTCCACGGTATTTAGCGTAGTTAACTGCTCTGTTTTTACTTTAGGCTTACGTCCACGCTTTTTACCTGCAACCTTCTTGCCGCCATCTGCTTTAATATCAAAGACGCTGGCAAGTCTAATTGGATCCATGCCATCAACTTCCTTAACATCATTAATATGCATGGTAAACTTCTTACCTAGCCTATCTCTACACTTAAAAATTACACCATCGAAATCTTCCATCATTAGCTCTAGTGGAAGAGTTTGTAGTGTTTGGCCAAGACCCGACGTTTCTGTATAACCATACAGCAGCGTACCAGGTTTCATAATGCCACGATTAATTAGAGCTTCAGCTAGTTGTCTTTTCATTTAGTTCCTCTAAGGTTGTAAACTTTTCAATTCTTTTTATGAATAGAGGGTTGATTAATGCGATAATGCACAGCACGTCCTCACTATTGGTGTAAAAGTATGGTGTACCCCAATAGTTGCCTCTCTTAATTCGTTCAGTAGTTCTATCATCAAATGTAGAAGTATTTGGATCATTATTAATTTGATCCACAATAGCACCTACTGCGTCTAGACCTATCTTTTGAATTGTTCTGTAATTGGTTGCCCAGTGTATACGATAACGCCACTTTTTGTGGGGTAAACGCTTAACAACAGAAGTAACTGCTCTAGGTAATTCTGGTTTAATAGCCGATTCCTCTAAAACAGTTTCTTCCATTTTGCCAACCTCAATATTGTTCCACTCTTTTAAGGAAGCAACTGAGATCTTCTCTAATACTGTAACAATGTCGTGACAGTAAATGGCTAAGGTATCGTACTCGGCACGTGTTCTAAACAAAGATGAGTCGAGGTTGTTATACAATGGCATTGTAACTTTTCGACTCATATTACGAAGGCGCGCCCAGTCCCTCACACGTTGATTATTTTCTAATCTAATAATGTGAGGGAATTCACTGTAATACTTTTTGTAGTTAGGCTTGAGGGAGATTTTAACTCCCTCAGAGCGCAACTGATCCATTAACGCGGATAATTCCATCATCTCCTACCACTTGATTATCGTCATGTTGTACAAATTCAATTTTGCCATCCACGAGCTTCGCTACAAGTGTAGCACCTGCAGGGATTTTGTCAAATAGTATTTTGCGGGAAAGTGGAACCTTTACCAATTCATTAATCTTACGACTAATAGGACGGGCACCCATCTTTGCATCGTAGCCCTTCTCAATAATGAGATCGACAACTGGCTCTTCCAAACGTAGCTTAATGCCACGATCACCAAGTAGTTCGTTAATCTCAACAATGAACTTAGCTACAATCTTGCGTAGGCTCATTTGATCTAGCTTACCAAACTTAACAATCCCATCAAGACGGTTGCGGAATTCTGGGCGGAAGTACTGTTGCACCGCTTTATCATCCTCTCCCTTTTTCTCAGGAGATCCAAAACCGATGCTGTTTCTTTCGCCTTCCTGAGCACCCAGATTGCTTGTCATAATAACAAGACAATTACGTGCATCAGCCTTCTTGCCGTTTGAACCAGTTACCATACCTTCGTCCATGAGTGCAAGTAATGCAGTCATAACGTCGGGGTGTGCCTTTTCAACTTCATCAAATAGGATGATTGCATTTGGATTCTTAGTAATATCACTAATAAGCAGGCCGCCGCCTAGGTTACCATCATCGTAGCCAACATATCCTGGAGGTGCACCAATTAGACGTGCAACTGAGTGCTTTTCTTGGTATTCGCCCATGTCATAGCGTAGGAGCTTCATGCCCATATTCTCACCAAGCAGCTTGGCAAGTTCAGTCTTACCAGTACCAGTTGGACCTAGGAAGAGGAACACGCCCATTGGCTTGTTAATGCTCTTAAGTCCTGCCTTAGCAACGTATACCTTTTCAAGTACATTGTCAACAGCATTGTCCTGGCCAAACAGTTTAGACTTAATTGCGCTTTCAAGATCAACAGCAACTTCATCGTTCTTAGCATCAATTTGGCTAATTGGAATCTTAGTTGCAGTGCTAATCTCGTCAACAATCATGCCGCGTGTAACAGCAAAGTTCTTGTGATCTTTTACTTTTTGCCTTGCACAAGCAGAGTCAATTAGATCAAGTGCCTTATCTGGAAGCTTCTTATCGCTTTGATAACGAACGGAAAGATCAACTGCTGCCTCAACTGCATCATCAGTAATAGTTGCAGTGTGGAACTTCTCAAAGTAAGGACGTAGCCCCTTTAGAATTTCCTTAGCATGTGAAGGGGTTGGTTCATCAACAGTAAGCCTGTGGAAACGACGCATTAGCGCACGATCCTTTTCAAAGCTTGTGCTGTATTCTTCCCATGTAGTTGAAGCAATTACCTTGATCTTGCCCTTAGCAAGTGCAGGCTTAATCATGTTAGAGAAGTCTACATCACTGTGACCGCCTGAGCCAGCACCGCGCATCTGATGTGCTTCGTCTACGAAGAGGATTGCCTTACCCTTTTTAGATAGTGCATTAATTACTTCACGTAGCTTTTCTTCAAACTCGCCACGGAACTTTGAACCAGCAAGTAATGTACCAATGTCGAGATTGTATACACGCCAGTCCTTAAGGAACTCTGGCACGTTGCCGTTTACAATGTTAAGTGCAAGCCCTTCGGCAATTGCAGTCTTACCAACACCCGGGTCACCAACCATTAGTACGTTATTCTTATTACGGCGCGCAAGAATCTGAGCAATTTCAATTAACTCTACCTCACGACCAATAACTGGATCAATTTCACCTTCTTCTGCCTTTTCATTAAGGTCAGTACAGTACTCTTCAAGTACTGCATCCGCGGCAGACATGTCAGATCCACTGCCTTTGGCATTGCGGTTATTGTGTGCTGTTACGATTTTAGCTTTATCCATACCATACTTGGTAAAATAATATGCTGCCCAACTATCTGTTTCATTGCTGAGACTTAGATAAATGTCTACTGGCTGCATTACTTGGCGATTGCTAAAAAGAACCTGTGTAAATGCACGATTGAATACACGCTCTAGCGCATGTGTTTTATTAGGCTGCTCGACGCTATCACCTGATAAGTATGTTTGTTCTGACAAATGACGGGTAATTTCTTCAACCAGTTCAGGCTGATCAACTCCAGCATCTATGAGAATGTTTTTAAATCCATCATTGACAACAAGTGCCAACGCTAAGTGTTCGGTTGTAACCAATTTATGATTAGCAGCTTTGGCGATTTCAATTGCATGTGCAACGATACGGTCAATTTCTGGATTATTTTGAAGTGCCAACTGTTTTCTCCATTTAGTTGCTTACAGTATAATATAGTGCAGATTCTGTAAGTGTCAAGTGTTATATTGCACTATTAAGTATTTAAACCGTTTTGAATTGAAACAATTTGTTTTACCAATTCAATCTGCTCGTTCGTTAGATTAGTTGGAACAGATACATTGATATGTAAGTATTGAGCACCAATGAACTTATTACGGTTCATGCTTGGCAAACCTTCGCTTGGTAAACGTAGTACTGTTCCATTTTGGCTTCCCGCTGGTATTGTTACCTTAACCCTCTTACCACGAATAGTTACGAACTCAATAGTCGATCCAAGTGTCGCTTTAAAACAATCTATGGTAATATTAGAATGTAAGTCCTCGTTAACACGATTGAACCTTTCAGTTGGTAATACTGTCACTTCAACCATTAGATCACCAGCTGGTTGATCTGTGTAAGTGTTTTGTCCCATACCTCTGTATGTAATAACAGCACCATCATGTATACCAGGTGGAATTTTAATTTCTACTTGCTTATTGCCAGTGCCGGCATTAAGGTCAATAGTTTTAGTTTGTTCTTGTAATATTGATTCTAGTGGAATTGATATACGAATACGTATATTGCTATTTCTTGGTTTACGTCTTCCGCCTGGAAATCCTGCAGCTTGTGCGAAGATGTTCATAAAATCTTCGTTTGAGAATATATCTTCAAAGTGGAAATGTGTACCACTACGATATGCGTTTGCTCTTGGGTCAAACCCGCCCATGTCATACTGTGCTTTCTTATTAGGGTCACTTAGTATGTCATTTGCTTGATTTATTTCTTTAAACTTTTCTGGATCACCGCCAAGATCAGGGTGATACTTTTTAGCTAGTTTACGATAAGCTGATTTAATTTCATCAGCAGTTGCAGTACGGCTAACGCCAAGTATTTCATAAGGATCACGCATGATATATTAATTTATGCTATCATGCGTGATCTATCAAGTAAATTATTTGTCTCTTCCAGTACCAACTGGACGCTTTTTAACTACTTTTTTAGTAGCGGCTACAGTTTTAGAAACTGGGCTTATGGTTCCAACGGGTACTAAGGTTGGTATTGAATTGTTTGAAGCAGAATACTTTGTAAACTTTTCAATCGCACGACTACCAAACCAGAAACCAATGATGGCTGAGAATATTGCCATTGTTTCACCATCCCAAATTACAAGTAATAGATCGGCAGTTGGGGTTCCGCGTTCTACTAATACCCAAAACGCTGCTATTTTAATACCCACAAATACAAGGAAGAAAGCGTAGGTAATGGTTGGCCTGATAGAAGCTCGTAATGCTGCCCAAAAGCCTGTATACTCAATATCACTATCATGCTTGCGAACAGATTCTCCCTCGAGAGCATCCGCCTTAATTTCCTCAATCTGTAACTGTAATATAAGTCCTTCTCTAGCTGCATCCATCTTGATTTTAGTGAGATCGATTTCATGTTTATAATCCAGCTTTTTTTCAAATATCTTGATGATATTTGGAAGCAAACTAGATATCACTCCAAATATCGTAGACAATAATGTAATCATTTATTTCTCCTAGTTATTCTCGTCTTTTAATTCTTGCTTAACTAATTCAATTTCTGACTCAGTTATTGTACCGTCTAGGAGCATTTTTTGAATTTTTTCTTTTGATCTACTCCATGCAGATACACCAATGATAGTGCCCATTGCTAAATGATACAAACCACCGTTAGTTAATGTAAGTGGAACCCAAGGAACATATGGTGCTCCAATATGATGATAATAAAGTGCTGTTAACACTGGTGCTATGATAAAATCAAAAACACACACGGCAAAATATTGCCATGCCATTGCTGGACGCCAATAATATTGTATCCAACTTTCCCCGTTTTTTTTGGCCATTTACTGGCTCCTTGTTATTATAGCAGTATTTATTTTTACTTGCTTAAATTAACAAATGCTTTTATTTCTGGGTCGGTTACTGCTTCTGTTTTTGGAGCAAGTCCTGCTGCCATTTGCATATTTTCTAAGGCAACATCATCTGAAGTTTTGTTTAATTTACGGTATTTGCGTGGGTCTAAGGGAATCTTGCTCACTAAATTTTCATGCGATAGCGGAGTATAATCACGTTCTTTGTGATATTTGAACTCATATTTAAATGGTTCAATGCCGTTTAAATTTTTCATGTCATCGAGTAATTTTAATAATTTTTCTGGAATTGACGGTCTACGCAAAGCTTCAACGAAGACTAAGTAGCTACCATCATCTAATTCCCCGGCACTTACATCAGCATCTAAGATCCAATCGTAACCTTTTTCTAAAAAGTTTACTAAATCTGCTGCCTGATCTTTGTACGTAGATTTAAAGCTAATAACAATAATGTCAGCATCGTCGCCCATTTTAGCTTTAAATTCATCAATATGAATTTTATTGCTAATGCTATCCTTAAGTTCCATTTTTTTAAGCGACACCTGGTATTTCTCCTAAATCAAGAGTTTCTTCACCACCTAGAGTTTGATCAAACTCGGAATCATTTTCTTTTTGAACGTTAGCTTGTTGATCAATGCCTTGCTGATAAGCATTTTGAATATCTTCTAGATCCATATCTTCGCCGGCAATTTCTAAGCTACCTTGCTCAATGTCGGCAATTAATTCTTTTGGCATCTTTATTTCTACTATCCAAATTGGAACATCGATAAGTTTGCCTTTTTTACTGCCATCTGGTCTAAAATCATCGGGTGTTTTAATCTTTGTTGGTATTTGGATACTAGTTTTTTCAAATGTTACTTTGCAGCCATATGGTAGCAAACGCTCTGCACCGCGTGGATCGGGCATCATTTTACGTGGCCACATAAACTTGCAACTAACCCAGTACTTTTCAATTACTGGTCCTTCAACCAGCTCACCTTTTTCCCAGTTATCGAATACATAAAGGTCAAGTTCGTCGATAACTCGTTCAAAATCTAGCAATACATTTAAGCTACTATTGCTCATATATATTGATTTAGTGTTTTTAATTGCGTCTTTAATATCCATACGAGTATTTATTAAATTGAATTGAAATGTTTGCTACAAATAAACAGATATTATTATAATCCCATTGTTTGAAGCAACAGTTCTTTGAACAACCGTAAATACTTTTGGAGGGCGTAAGCCCGAGAAGGGCTACCCCTCATTTAAGGGAGCAAAGTTACTTGTCTAGAAAACCAAAGCGTTCATGGAACGAAGCAAAACCAAACGAAAAAACTCGTAATAATGGTAATAGCAATGCAATAAACTTCAACGACTACAAAAAATTTAATAAGAAAATAGAATTAATTCCACGCAATCGAAGACAAGAAGATTACATTTACAATTTATTAAGTCCCGATTTAAGCATTGTATTTGCTACAGGACCAGCAGGTACTGGTAAAACAATGCTTGCTGTATTAGCAGCAATTAAAGCCCTCAAAGAAGGTGACATTAAGAAAATAGTTGTAACACGCCCAGCAGTGGGTGTTGACGGTGAGAAGCATGGATTCTTACCAGGTGATCTTAACCAGAAGATGGAACCATGGACACGTCCAATATTTGACGTACTACATGAACACTATACTCCAAAAGATACAGAGATGATGTTACAAGAACAGATTCTTGAAATTAGCCCACTAGCATTTATGCGTGGACGCACATTCAAAGATTCATACATTATTGCAGATGAAATGCAAAATGCAACACCAGGTCAAATGAAGATGTTGCTAACACGTTTAGGTGAAAACTCTCGCATGGTAGTAACTGGTGACGTTATGCAGGCTGATCGCAAAGGCGAAGATAACGGTCTACTAGACTTTGATCAACTACTTCAAAAGTTTGGTGACAGTAAGTTTATTGGATGGACTGCATTTGGATACAAGGATATTGAACGTCATCCAGCAGTAGCAGAAGTCCTAAAGATTTACGGCGACGAATAAAGCAAGATAGGGAGAGGTTATTCCTCTCCCTTAGCTGCCTTTGTATCTACAATTTGATAATATTCAAATACACGTGCCATATCATCTAAACGTTCGTACATGGTTTGATTAATTGCCATGTTCATTGCTTGACACATTTTAACAGCACGTTCCCGTGGTGTGTCATTAGAGTCAATTGTAATTGTGATTGGCTGTGTTTTTCCAATAGTTGTTAGCTTTGGTTTCTTTTTAAACGGCCACAATTTCATCAAACCCTTCTTCTTTAGTTGGAGGTTGCAGTTGATTAATCATGCTAATGATTACAGGTTCAGGAATAGTTTTACCTGGACGACCTGCAAGACGATCACGCAAATCTGGTGGAACAGTAAAGTATACTGCAACCTTCTTATAACTCTTTGGAATGCGACTTAGTTTGCTCTTACGTGACTTGGCAGTTAGATTAGTTTGATCCCAAATAATGTCACGCTCGTTACGCACTGCTTGGAGAAGGTCTTTCTCCATTTGAGTATTTGCATTTCCAATAGCGTCTTGAAATACTTCGCTATAAGTTTTGCCCTGCTTTTCTGCCGCACGTTCAATATAATTGTCAGTGCTAAGAACTACAGCATCGTGATCGTTGTTTTTAATCCATGTAGACTTGCCAGATCCCGGCACTCCTACGAGCATATAAAGTGTTGGCATTAATCTATATAATCCTCTATGATCCTAGGAGGTTTTCCGCCCCATCTTAATTCAAAATACACTCTATCTTTTTCATCTTCAAGAATAATTCCGGTTCTAACGCCGTTATAATCTGAAATTCTATAACGAACATTATGCTCAGCACACCATTCAGCAATCACCACTCCATTGAAATTGGTATACCAAATATTTGGTGGTGAAGTATGCATCTTATAAAAGAAAATTTCCATTAATAGTTGTGCCTATAAAAACTTACGCTTTCACTATAGTAACCATTGCTACTACCATACCAACGGATATCAACGTATCCTTTAATTGTACCTAGCTTATAAAAAGTCCAAGTCCAACTTTCGTCGTATGTGCTAAGTGGTTCGTTTGGCATTAGTGCATGTAATACTTTTGAATCTTTGGAAGCATCCCAGTAGTTGCTTGCTTCCTCTGCAAGTAATATTGGACTACCAATCAAATCATCAAGATCACCTGTAATACTTTCTATATAAACTTTCTCACAACAATCTTGATCATGCATTAAAATATAAACTCGATCTTGTGTGTAAAAACGAATTGTATCCTCGGTTGAATTTATTTTAATAAGCGTCTTACCGAGGAGAAATTCAAACGGTACACGCATGTTACTTCTTTTCGTTTCTTAAAATATACATGGTAACCATGTTAGGGTCAAGTTTTACTGTTTCTGCTGGATAAGTGTTTGCATTAGACCTAGCCCCAATTTTGCAAATAGTAAGCATCTTAGGATTAAGCTTGATCACTTTTGCAATCATCATTGATCGTGGGCCGTAAGCAGCAGCAACATAATCTCCTGGGAAAATCTCTGTCCCAAGTATATCAAAATGCTGTATTACTTTACTTGTCTTTGCAGACGGCGTTAAACCAGTCATCTGGGTGTCCATGTCCTTTTAAGAATCCTTCTGGTGTTACTTCAAGTTTACCGAGACGCACGCCTTTAGATTTCATGTCTTCCCAAATATCTTCTAAATCTTTTTCAAAAGCTGCCCAGCTTTCCCAAGGGAAATCTTCTGGAACATCATTGTCGTCTTGAAAATACTTTGTCATATACACTCCTGCTAATTTGTCCAATCTACTTCTTCCCAATTACAATTTTCTAATAGTTCAACTTGATCTGGATAGGTCTTAATCATTTTTTCGTAAATGGATGCAGTAGACATCCGCAAACCATAAGACTCAGGATTAACAACATAAACTGAACCAGAGGATCCGTAAAAACGCCAAGTATCATTGCTTACATCATATTCTGCTTTAGTAATGCCGCTGTTTAGGCGCCAACTATCACCTTGCGTATAGCTACCAGCCCAACCACCAAGCACTTTATAAAGTACTTCTCCTTTGTGGTTCATTTTAAGAACTACCCAACTGTCGGGTTTATATTCAGTCATTCTTCAATACCTAAATATCTAAACATAATTTTACGTGTGTTTGGATCAGTGTATTGACCACAATGCTGAATAATTAAACGAGCAAAAGTTTCTTCTTGTAAAGAAAGTTTTGTTTCTGATTGTCCTTTAAGGCCAGAAATTTTAGCAAGTTTTAAAAGTTCATCCATTATTGCTTCTCCTCAAACGGCGCATCCTCAATTGGCACCCAACGCCCATCAACACGCCCTTCAACATTTAAATTAGCATCGTTCATAGCATTGTCAACCTTTTCCTCAATGGAGAGTTGGTCACCCATACGCCGCGCCGTTTCTAATTTATGCCACAGTTTGAACTCTTTAGATTCAGCCATCTTCCTAAACGCGATGCGCTTATTTTCAGATTGATGTCTTGTTTCGGCACTTTCCCCTGTTGCTCCGCTTGCTCTGTGAACGCATCTTACTTTAGTAGAACGCTTATTAACATTTTGACCACCAGGTCCACCACTCTTAACATATTGGAAATCGCAGTCATTTGCAGTAACACTGAAAAGCAATTCTCTTGTCATTTGTATCTTCCTCTTCGCCAATTCTGTTTAGTATAATTTGATAGTTCTTCCAAAGCAATTAGTTTATTTTCAACCCCATTTGTGATCCATGCTTTTTTACCCTTGCGTGGATTGTTTTTATGATATTCGCGCATCTTAGCAGCGTGGGCTAAATCTTTTTCTTTGCTATGACGAATTTTTGCCATTTGTTGCATATGATCTTTGCCTAGACTGGTATTACGACCAAGCGTCCATCCTTCATTAAGATACTTTTCAAGTTCATTAGGAGATATAGATAATTGTTCGTTTTCTCTTTTAATCCATTTCTTATTATGGTTTCCGCCTCGTTGATATGGTAAACCTTTATTCATAGTAATTGGATCAAAATCTTCTTTTTTAATATAGATGATATTTTCTATGTCATCTTTCATATGGCACCATATCTTACCATATGAAGCATTATATTCTCCTTTTGAATATTTAGATACAGTTGCCCTAAACACTTCGTATTTTCTTGAAGTTAATGCCTGCTCCTTAAATCTAATCAATGCTGAAATCATTTTATAAGTGTAGGTAGAGTAAACGCATCTAACTAAAAGCATATGAGCAATATAATGCTCTCGGTGTGTCAATAATACTAAATTTGTCTTTTCATTTGATCCGCCTAATGATCTTGGAATGATGTGATGAGAATCAAACACTCCATTCTTTTTAGATCTACTTTTACTTTGCGCTGCTTGAATTAAATTCACATACCATTTGTAATATTTGTTTGGAATAAACATAAGTTGTGTTCCTTTTTTGTCTATTATTTAGCATTTTAGACAAAAAAGTAATAAAACTTATTTCATCACCTTTAATAAAAATAGCAAAGCAGCATCTTCGTTTTCAAATAGTAGATAGCGTTCACCGTGATAGCGTCCGTTGTCTTTAATTTCTATTTCAAACTTTGCGCCGTGTTTTACTAATTCCTCATCAAGCGTTCTATAATTTGTTTCCCGGTGTGCTACTGCAAACCGTTCCCACCACTCCGGCACTTTTTCTCCAGGATTGAAGAGATGTAGTTTATACATTATGGGTGCAGTGGATACTTGCTAACAAACTGTTCCAGATCCTTCTTGTAACCAAATACATAGGCTGCGGTCACTTCGTTACGATGACACAGGAACTTACCATTTTCAAGATCAAACGGAATTTCAGTATGAACCTTAGAGTCGATAAGCCTAACAATTTCGCTGTCAACAATGTAAGGGTAAGTTGGATCAATTACCAGTTCACCAACTCCACCTGCTTCACACCAATCAGCAACAGTATTAATAACTTCGTTCCACTTACCTTTTAGATTAATTTGTGTACCAAACCCAAAAGGCGTAGCAGCCATCCACTCATTAACACACTGACTAATAGGCTTATTAGCGTTACGCAGGGGCTGCACAACAGTCTTGTTAATAAAAGCGTTAGCAGCGTGGCCGCTATGAGCCTGCGCCTTTCCAGGATTCATACTGGGCAGGTCAGTGTTAACAAAAACATACAGAACAGGATAGTTATCGTTCATTAGATTCTCCTTTAACTCCATCTTAACGCAAACATGGTTGCATCCTCATCGTTCTCGAACTGACATCCAGCCTTTGCACGCCAGCTGGGGATGATGTAGAACGCACCTTGGCAGTTAGCTTCACACCAAACTTGCAGCTGGAGATGGGTGTAGTTTTCCCTGTGTACGTGTACAGTGTGCAGCTTGGGCACTTTGAACCCACAATTATTCTCCACATAAGTCACAGCCATCACGACCACCTCAACAAATATAAAACTAAATCACCTTCATCCCTAAACCAAAAACAATTATCTCGATGAGTCCAACGAGGCCCTCTTGCTCCTAATTGACTCCTCATCCACCGATATCTTGGCCACCATTGCGAATGCAGTTTAGGCACGGATACATGATAGGGAAATTGCATTAATATCCTCCATCAAGTATCCGCGTCAAAAGAGTAACTCCAACCAATGCCGCCCCAAAGGTAGCGAGCGGCACTGATCTTAGTCTGAGAACCAATGTTCTTACGGATGATGGTCAGCAAAGTTTCCTTTACATCACGCCCATCATACCAACCAAACACAATAGTCGTAAGGTGCGGATCACGGTGCTTCTGTTCAGGCATATACTGCATTGCCCAAGTACGGCGATCTACTGCCTTAATGGAATCAATATAAGCCTCATACTGCCAAACAGTTTCCTTAACTCCAGCCCAAAACTTGTCCTGGAACTGTAGCAAGCGGTGCTGATCCTCGGTCTGCAAGAAAGGCAACACATCGTCAACACGTTCGTTAACAATGTAGTCAAGCACGTTCTTCTCGCGGGTGATTGCATCCTTCGACTTGTGACGCAGCACATACCAATCAGCCTTAACCTTCAGCATGTGCCCGTCATCAAAACGGATTACAACACCTTCAGTATCCTCAAGTCCACGCACAACTTCAAGAATGTTTTCATCCTTGTAGTCATACGCCTTCACAAGCGGCATATCCCAGTACTCAGCATACTCGATCATCTTATCCCAAGACAGGTAACGACCAGTCTCGTTGTTGCGGATAGCAGTAAGGATAAGACGATCCTCAGGGTAATCAAGCACAATACGGCTTGCACGGCTTACCCATTCAAAAATGGGAGTCCACCCACCCTTCAGCATGTACTCCGCAAACTCGCGATAGATTTGGAACTTTACAGTATGGGTCTCTGCCTGCATAGCAGTATCAGTTACACCCATTTTGGTCATCCAACGCACATGCCCCTTTACAATGCAGGGGGAAACCATGCTGCCGTCCAACTTGTCGAGGACAACATGGGGCTTGCTAAAGTCAACATGCTCATAACGAGTTTCATCGCGCTCGTTAACGTTGAAGAACTTGTGGAAGCGGCGGTTGATAAGGTTGCCCTCAAGGTCAAACACAAGCCCACGGCATTCCCGACGGATTGCAGCCTCAACGCTGTCAACAACGGGGAACGAGTCCTCCATCATAACAGCATAGTTAACGACCTGGTACCCGTCCTTCTTAGCCACAATGAACTCGTCCCGTCCTGCAACCGCAGGTAGTACATCGTCAATGTGCTTAATTACAGGAAAAGTGTAGTTCATTGGATTTCCCTTTTTCGTTATAATACAGTTATAGCACGGATTTAGGGAAAGTCAACCGTTTAGATAGTCAAATTTGGCACTAAATCCGTGATCAACCTTGGCGTGTAATCCTGTACCTCAACGGAGCAGTTAATGTGCCGTTCTGAAGGACTTGCTCGCTGATGAATATGACCATGAAGGTTCCAATGAACTTTATATAAAGAACTTTCATGCACAGGTACATGAGTTAGCAAGCAATTATATTCTGGGAACATGCGCCACATGCTAATCTTTTGAAAATACTTTTGTAGATTTTGAGACTTGCCATTATCATGGTTACCAAGAATGAGACGCTTGCGTCCTTTTAGACGAGGCAGCACTTCATGCCCTCTGCCAAAGTAGACGTCGCCCAGATGATACACAATGTCATCATCATTGACAGTTTTATTCCAACGATCAATCATGTGCTCATTCATATCGTGAATGTCACTGAAATTGCGAATTAATTCGTTGGTATTACTGTCACGAAACTTTAGGATATTTTCGTGTCCAAAATGTGTATCTGAGACTACAAATATTCTTGTCATACTTGTAGTATAGCACGTTATGAATTATTTGCAAATAATTGTTGGACCATCTTGGCACCTTGAGCAATTGACTTCTTGTCTGCTTCGGCACGTGCCTTTGCTTCTGGTGTCTCAGCCTTATCACGCTTTGGTGCATCAATTGCACCTTGTGCCTTTTTCATATAGATCTCAACGAACTTGTTTAAAAAGTCCTCTGCATTGAGGTATGGTGTAAGTATTCCCTTACCATACATATTGTTCATTTCAAAACTTCTTGCCATACCTTTTACGGCATTAACAAGATTTCTAATCTTTACTTCCTTAAGGTCACTGCCAGGATGCTTCTCCAATAGCGGATCTATCTTTGCATTCTTTGGATCACGGAATGTAATCTCTTTATACTCGTTATCAAATATATCACGCACAAATGTTTCAACATTAGTTGTGATAGTTTTTAGTTCGTAATCTTTTTTAGTTGCAGCATATGGCACACGACGACCATTTTGCTCTTTATACTGCACTCCTGAATGTTGCAAGTTAAGCATAAGCATTTCGCCAATAACAGCAAACATATTGCCATTAAGCATACCTTTAACACCACGCTCAGGTGTTGCTCTATATCGTCCCCAAGTAGCAAGTGGTTCTGGATGAGGCATTATATCAATTTGTACCCATGCATCACCTCCAATATTTAGAATTGGATGTCCAGGGGTTGATTCAGGATGTACGTAACTTGGATTAGTTGCTTTGGCAAACTCGCCAAATTGCTTATTCCAAAAATATTGTATTTGCCCAGTAGTCATATTTGGTTTGTCTTTTAATTCAGGTACGACAATTTGTAAATCAATATCACCATAAATTTTATCTTCTGGATCTACATCGTGATAAGCACTGCTACCTGTTGGATGCCCTATCTTAACACTCGGGATACCTGTTTGTTTGGCATAGACATTAAAATCAGCAATAAACTTTTCCATTATTGCCAGAGCTTTTTTGACGGTACTTGGATGAATAACAGTACCTTGTGTTACAGTAGTGGTCCAGCCACCCTCAAATAATTCATGAATACGCATGTGTGTATTTACCCGTTTTTAATAGAATTAAATATCATTATGTTATCAGTTAACCAAACATGGGACCCTTTGGAAGTTTGTATTGTAGGAAAAATGTATGATCCCAAATCTTTTAATTTTATATCTAGCAGTAGAGTTAGACAAGTTCTGGAAAAAATTGCAATTGAAACTGAGGAAGATTTTCAAACTCTAATAAAGCTTTTGAATAAATTTAATGTTGAATTAATTAGACCCAATGCTAAATTAATTGATAACAAGTTAATGCCGCCTCCGGTCACTCCTAGAGATCATACTGCTATGATTGGAAATAAATTCTTTATCGATCCCAGAGTAGATTTAAATTTCTATCAGCCAATTGTTGATTATGTGCAACAATATAATAAAATTAATTGGGTCAAAAACATTAATACAGCAACTATACTAAGACTAGGAAAAGATTTGCTGTATGGGCAGATGAACTTATCCCCAAGCAATGTTTGGACTAGTATCAGAAAAGATAATTGGCCAATAGATACTCCAAAAAATCTAGAGGATAGTTTTAATACCAAAGCAATAATTGATTATCAAAAATCTATTTCAACTTGGTTTAAGGATTATCGCTGCCATTTTTATCCTAAAGAAAATCATCTAGACGGGTGCATGGCTGTTATTAAACCTGGATTGCTGATTAGCAATAAAGAACTAGATCACAAAAGTAGATTTAAAGATTGGGATATACTTTATCTTGATACAACTGTTAAAGACAAAATGATCAACAATTATTCTTATATGGAATTAAGAAAAAAGAATAGAGGTAAATGGTGGATACCTGGTGAAGAATCAAACGATGACTTTATAGAGTTTGTTGATTCTTACCTAAGCGCATGGACTGGCTATATCGAAGAAAGCCAATTTGATCTAAATCTATTAATGATAGATGAATGCAATGCAGTTTGCACAAGTGCAAACGATATGATACAAAGGAAGTTTGATGAATATGGTATCAACTTGCATATAGTAAACTTTAGGCATAGCTTGTTCTTTGACGGAGGTATACATTGTCTAACAAGCGACATAAAAAGAAAGGGAGAGCTAATTGATTTAGCTCTCCCTCAAGAAAGAAATGTTTAGTTTATTACTTTAGTTCGCCAAAGGTCTTCTTAATAGCAGGCTTTGCCTTTGCTACAGCAGTAATAAAGTCCTCAAGTGCCTTCTGATTACCGTTAAAATATTCAGTGTTTACATAAATGCCAGCCTGCCAAGCAACAGTATCTGATCCACTAAACCAACCCGACTGTAGGTTCTGTGGATAAGTGCCACTTGGAATAGTCTGCCACTTATACAGTGCCTTGCCATCAATGTTGGTAGCATCGTTAAAGTCCATGTCATTGGCACCAACTAGGTTAATACCGTCACCAAAGTCAGTGTCTACTTGTACAACTGTGGCATTACCAACAGCAGCAGGAACAAGCATACAAGTAGTGGTGTTAGAAGCGACGCTAGCCATAGCGATAGCACCTTCCTCGTTAGTAACTTGGACTTCTGCATAACCCTTGTCCTCTGCAATAAAATTCTGCCAAATTAGCCAAGCACCAGAACCACTGGCACCAAGAGCAACACTCTTGCTATTATCCCCAGCAAGGTCGCTTAGGTCATCGACACCCGACTCCTTGCTGCAAAGTACATGCAGAAATTCGCGTGGACCTTGTCCAATAATACGAAGCTTAGTGGCTGCGGCTGGGTTCTTACGCTTTAGTAGAACTGCACCATCTGGCTGTCCAATAAAAGCATGGCATGCCTCCCCATTTGCCACAGCTTCAGGTGTAGCGGGTGTTAGAACAGTTCGTTCAATGTTGTCCCATGTACCCTTGCTGGTAACAACATTAATTTCGGCATTGCGACTATCTCGCATAAAACTGGCAATGTACTGCCCAGTTTCATGGTAAGGACGACCTTCGCTGCCTGTGCAAAGGTTAATCTTCATCTTCTCAACAGCGTTGGCAGTACCCGCAAATAGAGCAAGACCAACAGCGGCACTAAACATAAAAGTAGACTTAAGCATTAACATTTTCCTTCTTTTCATCGACATGCTTGCAGGACCGCCGGAATTGGAAGCCTGGGCATGTACAATCATAACGACCGTGATCCAGCGTCACAGTATATGTTTTTCCTTTGGACCCCTGGACAGTCCAAATTTTTGTTGTTGGCTCAGTGTTACTTGGTTGAGTAAAAACTGCGTCATCAACAGATACAATACGCTCTATATCAATTACACGCAAGTCAAAGTTTGGCTCATTTGTTGTTAAACCAATTTGACCAGGCTTAATAGCACGATGATCGCTAACCACTCTACCTGTGTAGGTGTTAAATTCTGGAATGTGTACATAACTCGCATATGCCTTCCTCATTGGCCAAACTGGATTCTTAACGGTAATAGTAATTGTGTCACCTGCATTAAGCTGCATCGCGGTCACTCCTTAACCAAGCGTCAACTGTTTCTTTATCTCCCCATGCACCTCTTGGCATACGGTTGGCTAACCAATTAGCATAGTCGTAGAGCTTTTCCCTATTCCAACTATCTGCCCTGCAAGCGGCACCTACAAAGTCATTGCATAGCATATGGTAAACAAATCCGCCTGGTTCAATCTTGTGATAATAGTAATTAGAAATAGACTGTACTACATCATCATAGAGTATGTAACCACTAAAGTCTAACTGAAAAAGTGCCGTATAAACATTGTCAGTCATTTTGACACCACCTTAAAGCAAATATTGTTGCATCATTCTCATGTGCAAAATATACTTTAACACGAAGTACGCCTTCGTCAATCTGCCAATCGGAAAAATCTAAAATATTAGTTTTATAGTTTGGGCAATTTTCTATTGCCCATTCTATCGCCTCATGGGAGTATGGTACTGTTACTACTGCCATTTGAGTGCGAACATTACCCTGGCATCATCTTCCATGACATACCAAACGTCCTTCTCGCCGTACAAACTACCAACAAACGAAATAGTTGCGCCGCTTTTACGAGACCATTCATGTATCTCATTTTTATGAACGTGGGAAGCCGTTACCAACTTCCCACGATACAATTCTTGGATGTAGTTTGGTAGGTCATTTATGGATGGCACATGATACGACAACATTATGCCCACCTTAATAAAAAAAGAACTCCAGCAGAACTTAAGTCTGCAAATTTGATTTGTCCGTTCACTTTAATAAATGTTATATTGTGAAATTTTCCAAAATCTTCAAGAAGTTTCTGAGCAGTAGCGGTAGGTGGAAGACGACCAATTTGATAAGGATAGATAAACTCATTAAATGATTTTTCAAACCAAGGAGCAAAATTTTTGCCATCTTCTAACAAAAGTTTTTTAATGATAGGTTTAGCGGGGGACATTAGAAGCAGACGTTCCTTAATATTGTTTATATTGTTAGAATAACATAAAATATTATTTTGTCAAGCGGAATAAATAAAAATACCGATCGCGATCCTGGCAGATCCATCGGTTCTAATGGTAAGTTTTTAGAAAGGACCATCAGCATGACTATTTATTTGTATGTAAAAACCCACAATGCTACTGGACTAAAATATCTTGGAAAAACTTCCAAGGATCCATATTCCTATCTTGGATCTGGTAAGTATTGGCTTAGACATTTACAGAAATATGGCACGGACATTTCTACTGAAATTTTATTAGAAACTAATGACCCAAATGAATTAAAAGAATATGGATTATATTACTCAACATTGTTTAATGTAGTTGCTTCAACTGATTGGGCAAATCTAAAACCAGAATCTGGTGACGGAGGAATGGTAACTCCTGAAATAATACAAAAAATTCTTGAAACCAAAAAAGCAAACGGATATGTGATAACAAATGAAACAAAGACTAAAATTTCTAATAGTCTAAAAGGAAATAAACGAACCAACGAAAGCATCCAAAAAACTGCCAATAAGCTAAAAGGATGCAAGCGATCAAACGATTTCAAAGCAAATTTATCAAACAAAAGAAAAGGTAAATTAAATCCTTATTACGGCAAAAAACATTCCGATGAAGTGCGTAGAAAGATTTCCGAGTCACACAAAGGTAAAAAATATGACCAACCCAAATATGCTTGTGAGCATTGTGGATTGGTCACTATTCGTTCAAATTTAGTTCGCTGGCATGGCGATAATTGTAAATCTAAAAATCGCCTGGAGCCACCTGGCACACTTTAATGCCTTCAGCTCTAATGGCATCTACTACTTGCTGCCTATCGTCGAACCAAAGATAGGGGGTTCCAAACTCCTGTCGGATCTGAGCCAGCAGTTCAACCTTAACGATGTTGTCTGCACGGAAATCCTTGTGCGCCCTCATGTACAGAGCGTTAAACTCTACACCAAAGTCCTTCATCTGCTTCTCGGTCACTTCACGCGACTCCTCACCGCGCCCGGAACACAGGATTACCTTGTTGCCCTGACCAGCAAACGTCTGCGCGAGGAAAACGATTTCCTCATGCGGCGTGTCCTGCGGGATTGCAGCATTAAACGCCTTAAAGTTCTTCGGCTTGCTTGCCACGAACGCCCTGCGGTGCTCGATGTTACAAATGGTTCCATCCAGATCAAATACAATGATCTTGTTCATTTAAATATTCCCCAGTTGTTAAGTTATAATGTATAATAACACAGTTTGAAACCATGTCAACCGCTAAATAATAATGTAGTTCGCGGGTTGCCGCCCCAACTACTCTATACGCTTTGAAGGAGCATACAGCATGTCTAAATATCCAGAAGGATATTATATCTACGCATATTTACGCAAGTCTGATCTAACCCCATATTACATTGGTAAGGGCAAAGAAGGCAGGGCTTGGCAACAACATTATCCAACAGTTAAACCTAATGATAAATCTAAAATAATTATTTTAGAGTCAAATTTAACTGAGGTCGGTGCAATGGCATTAGAACGTAGATTAATTAAATGGTATGGAAGAAAAGATATAGGAACAGGCATATTGTTAAATCAAACAGATGGCGGAGACGGTGCTACCGGTAGATTTGGCGAACTTAACAATATGTATGGAAAAACACACTCTCAAGAAATTAAAAAAGCCCATTCAAAAAGGATGAAAGGTCGTTTTGTTGGAGAACAAAATTCAATGTTTGGCGCTAAACGCCCTGAAGTTTCTGCTCGTAATAAATTACCAAAGAGATGGGTTACAAACGGATTAGTTGACAAGTTGGTATTAGTAGAACAAGCACAGATTTATTTAGAGCAGGGTTATTGGATTGGTCGTTCAAACCAATCCAATAAAGAGGCTGCATCTAAAACATTGAGTAAACTCCGCAAAGGTAAGGCACCCTGGAATAAGAAGTGAAGGTGCTCATACCCACTCCAGTTCCTCGGGGTTATCTTTAAAATACGGACTAATACCAAATCCGTAATCGTACCTATTCGCGTATGCTGTAGGAAAACCTTCTAAAAATCCAGCAATCATAAACAGCACGGGAGCAAACACCCAACTTATGGGATTCCAAAAACGCCACACAAACCCGTAGCCGTCACCATCCTTATACACTCGAATTACATACAAGTAAGCAAAAATTTTACCAAGTGTATTCATTTTTTTTACCTCACGGGTTAAACTTTTTAAAGTCCTTAACACGCTGGGACCTTACGTTCTTGTCCCTTACTTCCCGCGCCCAACTGTCAGGTGTGTATCCAAGTTCATAAGCATGTTTGGGTGCAAGCGCAAACTCATCAAACCTATCCATTTCAAGCAGCTTAAAACGCCGCTGGGCTTCTTGGCACCAATCAACAAAATTAACGCTCTTATTGGTATACACAAGATTCTTCTGTGTAAGTGTTACCGTATCCTTAACCATTATTAAATCTCCTTTACGTAGTTGAGTTGCGTAACAGCAACGTTAGTATCACGGTCAGCATAGTGGGCCTTAACCTTACCCTTAATCGTCACGCGGTCACCCACGGTGTAGTTCTTCTTGGACCACCAACTAAACAGGTTGCCCTTACTACGCACATCAACGCGGTACATACCAAAGTTGTTATTGTAACGGACGGTCAGCACCTCAGCGTCCGGCACCATCACGTTATCCTTAACCTTACCAACATGCACGGAGTTGGACTGCATCTTAATGTCGTTTACAGCATCCTTAGCAAGGGCACGTTCCGCGCTTGCAATAAGGCTGGAGATCACGCTCACATCGTAAACAGTTTCAATCTGCTCCTTGTTAGCAAGCGCAATTGCAGTCTGTTCAAAATCGTTGGCAGCACCACTCAGCATCTTAAGCAGGTTAGTCTTCCAATATTCGCGGGCAGCATTGCCGCGCTCGATATCCTCTTCACCCCATGCCTTAGCCCCAGTGGCAAGCATGTTACGCACCATCACCTTGTTAGCTTCCTTGTCGAGCACGGATTGGTGGAGCGCCTCGTCCCACTTAAAAGTAGCCTCCTTAACGTACCCGCCGTTAATACGGTTAGCACAAGCGGCAGCAGCCCAAACGTCCTCAGCCTTATACATAAAAACAGCCTTCGCCTTCGCGCCGCTATACGGTTTGGAAAAGTTGGGGAGCGGACGGGGAGCGTAAGTCCTGCGGTAATATGCCATGCGCTAAACTCCTTGCTTTGTTGCTATATTCGTATAATACAGCCAAATAGGATAACGTCAACCGTTTTCTGCCCTATTTTTAGGGGAAAAATGAAAAAAATTAGGTGCTAAGTGCTTGATTTTGTTACAGAAAAATTCTGCAATGATTTCAAACACTTAGCTTTCGTAGCCAAAATGCTTAATTGCTGCATCCATTTTGGCGCGGATATTGCCCGCCCCAATAGGGTTTTGGCTGTGGACAAAGTAGTCAAAGTTTTTAGGGAATTTGAGCCCCTCGTCCAACATATGCTCGATCAGCCAATCCACAAACGCAGCCCCAGTTGGACCATTACCGAGGTCATGGTCAAAACTGATATAAACGGGAAGTCCCATTTGAGAAACTTCCCAACATGCCTCTTCATAATCCCGCGCAATAAACCACTCGTCCTCACGCACAGGGAAACGCTCATCATCGAGGAAAAGTCGCCAGGTCATTAGTCACCCCATTCCTTGTGGTCATTGCAGAGTTCCTGATAATAGTACCCTGACTTATATGCTTCGTATTCCTCTGTGCCTTCCTTGGCAACACGGCGAGGTCCATCCCCTGTCCCGCGATCATAATAGTGAGGGTCAAAAGGGCGGCGGTAATAAGAATCGGCACTGCCGCGATCATAAGGTCCACCATGTCGTTCGCTATACTTTCCCATTACCACTTGCCTCCAGTACCGTTAAAATCAATAAAGGTTTCGTCTTCGTCGTCCTCATCTTCATGTTCGAGGAATTCGTTTGCTTCCATCATGTCTCGGACCTCGTCCTCGCTCATGTACTTTACACAAGCCATAATGACCATATCCTTGTCGAGGAGACCTTCCTCAACCATTTCAAGAAGCTTATTGGTATATTCACGAGACATTAAATTACTCCAGGTTAAGAAATTTACGGGCCTGAGGAACAGCCTGTTTCCATAGTTCCGCAGGAAGATTTTCACCATGCTTGTCTTTTACAAGTGCCATCTTTTCTGCTGCAAACTGCCGGGCGAGAGGCTCAACCATTTGTTCAAGTTGTTCTTTAAAGTTTATCATCGCCAACCATCCCTTCCAGTATCATAAGCGCCTTCGGCGCGCAATCTATCGTTTTCCCAACTTGCTCCATCAACCTCGGGAACATAGGTCACTCTTTTGCCACGCACCATGATGCCAACAAAAGTGTTCTTAATAGAAATTCCATAGAGTTCCATGTGCCACTCTAGTTCGGGCTTATCCAGCTTGAGACGCAATATTTTGGTCTTGCCCCAGTAAAACCCAATCCCAAAAATGCGCTTCATGTTCAACTCCTTGTTATGTACGTATAATAGCGTCTTTTGGTACTACGTCAACCAAAAAGATAGCCCTGCTAAGTTCTTGACCTAACAGGGCTATTTGGGTTAGGCTACAGCAGCGAGCTTAGCAGCCTTTTCAGCAGCCCGCTTTTCACGCTTACGAGCAGCGTCCTTAATACGCTTCAACGCGAGCTTAGCAGCAGGGCTAAGCGGACCCTCAGTAACTTCAACAACGGGTTCCTCAACCACAGGCTTAGCAACCTTCTTTACAACCTTTGGCTTAGCAGCAACAGCTTTTTCAATCTTGGCGCGAACCGCTTTAACCTGCTTAGAGCCAATCTGGGCAGCAAGCTGCGGATGGTTAACCTCAAGCCAATCCAGCGCCTGGACCTTATTCATCGGCGCAGTATCAAAAAGCACAACTTCTACGTGCCCACCACGGGTCAAACGCTTAGCGCGGTTTTCAGCACCACCGTTAGCAACACGAAGCTTCATAGCATCGCGCTCACGGATACGGGACACACCAACAACGGTAAAAAGCTTGGACTTAGTCATACTGTAATCTCCTAATTGTGTGGGGAACAATTCCCCTCAACTCACATTATGGATAATAACACCTGTGTCCGTTACGTCAACCAAAAAAACGCAAAAAAGTGTCAAAAAAGACAAAAAAGATTCTGTAATGAATTCAAGCACTTAGGAAAAGTACAATGAATTCAAACACTTAGTTGGTTTGGGTTTCAACTGCAACCGGAGGTGTAGTTCCCCCTGTTTTACGCATAAAGTCCAAGAGTTGCTTTTCGTATGCCCCAATAAAGTAGTTCATCAATTGGCTCCAATCCGTATTTTCGTTCATGGAATTTTTGACTACTTTTTGTCCATCAATGTCGATGATGATTTGATTTTCTTCATCACGCTTCTTTAACCCAACGCTAAAACCGACTACTTCATCGTAGCGCACATTCTTTGGATCAGTCATATAACCCTTAATGTGCGTCTTAGTTGGGTCACGTGGTTTGGCTAGGTACTTGGCAAATAGATAACGATGCTTCTTCATATTACTCTTCAATAGTTGTTAATTCGACTAGCGTAGCTGCAAGATTAATCTCAGTGTCTGCAACTAGCGAATGATTTACAAGACCATCCCTGATCTTCACAATAGCTACATCTTGTCCTTCTGGCGTCTTTGCCCATAGATGCAAGTTGTCATACATCCAACGGAACATTTCTTCCATTTCATCTGGTCGTACATTAGCACAAGCAAGCTTACGTGCTTCTGCAATCTTACCAGCCTTAAACAGATCAACCATCTTAATACGATAGT